AAGAGATAAAATTATGGTAGCTGTGGCACCCTTAAAAAAGGTGCTACTTTTATTTTGGTTTATTAAATAAAAAATTATATATTATATTATATAAACTATTAATTTATGACATGTATAGTAGGTTATCTATATAGAGATACTGTTTATCTTGGAGGAGACAGTGCAGGAACGGATGATAGCTTTTCTCAACAAATAAGAAAAGATCCTAAAGTATTTAGTAATGGTCCTTTTATATTTGGTTTTACTTCTAGTTTTAGAATGGGACAATTATTAATGTCTTCAAAATTTCAACCATGGGAACAAAACCCAAACCAATCAGATTATGATTATATGGTAACAGATTTTATAGATAGTATTAGAAAACTATTTAAAAAAGGAGGATATTTACAAAAAAATTCTGAAGGAGATGAAATTGGAGGAACATTTTTAGTTGGATATAAAGGAGTATTATATTATGTTGAAGATGATTTCCAAATTGGAATAATTGAAACTCCTTATCTATCAATAGGATGTGGATGTGATCTAGCATTAGGTTCAATGTATACTAGTGTTGAAACATTAGGAGGAGAACAACAAATCAGAAAACACCATATAAATGATATTTTAACCAAAGCATTAGAAGCATCATCTAAATTTAGTGCAGGATGTAAACCCCCATTTAATTTTGTATCAATGAGTAAACACCACTCAGAAGAAATAGCTAAAAATTTAAAACCTAAACCCATCCCACTTAAAAAGAAATAAAATGAAAGAATATAAAAAGAAAATTGTAATTGTAGGAAGTGGAGTGGCTGGAATAAATGCTGCTACCAAACTAGTAGATAACGGTTATCCTGGTGAACTGATAACAATAATAGATAAGGGAAACGATCCTCATAATCGTTTACCTGAAGAAGTAATGATAGGTATGTTAGGAGCTGGAGGTTGGAGTGATGGTAAATTAACATACCACACTGCTATCGGTGGTGTATTATCAAAATACTGTGGTGAGGAAAAAGCAATGGAATTGATGGATCAAGTCATTAACAATTTCAGACGTTTCCACCCTAAACCAGAAGAAATATTTTGTTCCAACCCAGTAGAAGAACCTGATTTTATTAAACCATATTTTGGATTACGTTTATTTCCAGTATGGCACATAGGAAGTAATTATCTTTCTCTTATAGCAGTTGCTTGGTATCAATATTTATTATCGAAAGGAGTTAACTTCATTTGGAATACTGAAGTTACAGACATAAATTTTGAAACTAATGAAATCGAATATAAACCCGTTAAAACTAAAAAATAAAGCTTTTATATATTATTTAGAAAAAGATAATAGTATATTTTATATAGGTAAAACAAAAAATATAAGATCTAGAGAAGCTGATTGGAAACGTGAATATGGAGATGATACTCAATTTCATGTTATAGATGAAGTTAAGATTGAAGAATGGAAACAGTGGGAATGTTATTGGATTGAGCAATTTAAACAATGGGGATTTAATCTAATTAATCAAAATAAAGGTGGAGGTGGACCTAATAAACATTCTGATGAAACTATTGAAAAAATTAGATCTAAAAAAATAGGTGTAAAACAAAATAGAACTAAAATTAGAAAAGATAAAGGATTAAAACATTTACAATCTGGTATAAAAATTGGTCGTCCTGAAGGATTTCATTATAGTGAAGAATTAAAACTTCATTTAAGTAATATGAAAAAAGGAAAATCAAATTACACAATAGAAGGTAAACGTAAATTAACAAATAAAGAATTATATATCTTTATTAATATAAATATTAATGAAGAATTTGAAGGTATTAGATATGATTTTCAAAAGAAATATAATTTAAGATATAAAGGAATATATAATTTAGTCACAAATAAAGCAAAAACATATAAAGGATGGAAAATAAAGAAATTAAAAGGATGCAAAGATTAGCAGGAATAATTACAGAAGATAAAGAATTTAAAAAGGGTCCTCTTGTATATCATTCAACTGATCTACAAAATGCTTCAAATATATTAAAAAGTGGTGAAATTAAAACTTATGAAAATATATTGAAATCAACAAATCAAAATCCTGAAGATTGGTATGAAGATCCTAATTATGGTAAATTTGTATATGTTTCTGATTTCCCACATGATAATAATAATTTTTATGGATTAGGTGATTTAGATGTTACTTTTGTAATTGATAGTAATAAAATAAAACATAAAATGACCCAAGCTGATAAAAGTTATGAAGGTGGAACAATATCAGTAAATGGTAACATACCATTAAATGCTGTTGAAAAAGTTATTTTACATAAAGAAGATAATAATATAATTAAATTATTGAATGATAAAAAATTAAATTTGAAATTAAAAAATAACCAATGAAAAAATCAGAATTACAACAAATTATTAAAGAAGAAATTAATAATATTTTAAAAGAAAATCTATCTCAAGATATTATTACCTTTCTTGAAACTAATGGATTCATTAAGATAAGAAATAGAGAAGAATATCTAAAAGTTATTCCTATCTTAACCCAAGCTGGATATTCATTGGTTGGTTATAAATTTCCAATAAAAATAACCCCTTTTGATGTTGGTTATGGGCAAAGAAGACAACCTAGAAAAAATAGTATATATTTAACTCGAAATACTATTGACCCCAAATATGATAAAAAAAAGTGGTTATGGATAGCTGATGTTTTAGATAAAAATAACATTGATGATAGATTTCCTATTGGAAAACCTTACGCTTTATAAATTTTAAAATATAAAAATTGGATAAAACATGAGAAAAATTAAATTTGACACTTGCATAGTAGGCACAGGTAAAGCAGGAATAGACTTTTCAGCTAAATTAGCTCAAAAATATAATTTACCTACCGAGCAAAAGTCGGTCCAAATAGGCTGTAGATTTGAAAGCCCACAAAAATACTTCCAAAAATTAATTGATATTAGCTATGATTTCAAATTATATCAAAAACCAAATGATAAAGTATCTTTACGTTCATTTTGTACAAATAACAATGCAGCTTATGTGGCTGTTGAGAACACTTATGGGGATATAAGTTATAATGGACATGCTAAAAAAGGTGAAGAATTTAGAAATGATATGACCAACTTTGGTATTCTAATGGAAATTAAAGGCATTGAAAATCCATTTGAATGGTCACGTGACTTAGTAAATAAATTACAAATTAGACCTAATAATACAGGTCTATATTATTCACCTAATGGTACCCGCACTCCATCAAATACATCTGAAGGAACACTTATTAATACAGCCCAAATTGATGAAATTGGATTAAGAGATGTAGATAACGCATTTCAGGGATATTGGTTTTATATTAAACAATTTATTGACAAAATGAACGAAGTATTTGAATTTGGTGATGATTGGGGAATCTATATACCTGAGGTAAAATATGCCGCACCAGAACCTTTAACAAATCATTCTGATTTATCTTTAGTAGAATATTCTAATGTTCATTTCGTCGGAGATGCATTATCAGCAAGAGGTATAACTGTTAGTGGTGCCCAAGCCATTTATGTAGCTGAATCGCTTTTATAGAATGTGCCATATGTATAATAAAATTATACTTATTTAAATAATGGACTTAAGAAAATACATTCGTGAAATGGTAGAATCAGAGCTTGCAGAGATGGCTCGTATTTCTACAAACATCAAAATTGGTGATTCTGAAAAATTTGAAGCAGCAAAAGAACTATATGCTGGAAGATGGTATGCTGATCTTCTTGATTTTGTTGAAGAAGCAGGAGAAGTAGGTATCCCACAACCTGAACTAGCTAGAATGTTAGGAAAATCAGGAATGCAAGCTATTAATCCAATAGTTAGAGACTTTGTAGAAGCAGGTATTCTTACTAAAGGTGATTTATCAATGGCTAAAAAAGAAAAATCTGAACCTAGTGGAATTAAAGGTCGTCCTACATCAGAAAAAACATTAATGGCTAAAGCCGTTAATTCAAAACTTGAAGCAGACGCTAACTACGAACCGACAGAAGAAGAAATGGCAATGTTAGGTCCTGAATTTGTTGAAAAACTTAAAATGCGTGTTAAAGGATTACTAAGACGTGGTCGTCCGGTAGCAGCTTCTAAAGCAAAAGATGGTATGATGGCTGCTATGAAAAATGTAGGAAATGAAGATGTAGATGGTGATGGTGATGTTGATGATGAGGATTTAGATATTGAAGATATCCAAGAATCAGATACACTTAATGAATCATTTATCAGAATGCAAAAAATCGCTGGTATCATTAAATAAATTTTATTAACTTAATTTAAATTGAGGGCTTGGATTACCAAGTCCTCTTTTTTATATTCAAATAAAAATAAAAGTTATATGAGCAATAAAAAAACAGATATTAAGCGTATTAAATCTCCAGATGGGATTATTCGTTGTATTAAAGATGGAAAACTTCACAATACTGATGGTCCAGCAGTAATTTATCCTGATGGTAAAGAAGAGTACCATCTAAATGGTTTTCAATATTCTAAAGATGAATATAAAAAACGTAAAAAAGAAGGTGAAGGTTTACCATGGTTTAAAAAAAGAGGAGAAAGATTTTAGAAGGAGGGGAGACCACCTTTATATAAAATAGATAATCAAAGAAAAAATAAATACTAGAAAATTATGCGCATAGGATTCACAGGAACAGTATCAGTTGGTAAAACTACTTTAGTTAATTCATTAAAAGAATTACATGAATTTAAACACTATAATTTTGCTACAGAACGTAGTAAATATTTACGTGATTTAGGAATACCTTTAAATACTGATAGTACTTTAAAAGGTCAAACTATATTTTTAGCTGAGCGTTGTTCTGAATTAATAAGAGAAAATACTATTACTGATAGAACAGTAATTGATGTTATGGCATTTACCAAATGTGCTAAATCAATTAATGATTATAATAAAAAATCATTTATTGAATATGCTTCTCCATTTATTTGGGATTATGATTATATATTTTATGTTTCTCCTATTGGTATTAAGATTGAAGATAATGGAGTTAGAGAAACTAATGCTGAATATCGTGATTTAATTGATTTTACTATTAAAAATATTATTAATAGTAATCTTCATAATATTAAAAATTTTGGTATTATCTCTGGTACTACTGAAGAAAGAATTAAACAAATTAAATTTTACTTAGGTTTTTAATATTTATATTAAAACAATATATTAAATGAAAAATATTAAAAATCAAATCAAAGAAATAATTCGTGAAGAATTAAATAAAATTAAAGAAAATATGTCTTCAAAATGGGATTCTTTATCCCATGAACAACGAGAAGATTTAATTTCTACAGTTATTAAAGACCCAGATGACTATTTAAAATATATTGGATGGAAATGGGCTGAATTACCTGATGAAATAACTAATTTATTAGATACTATTCAAGATAATGAATTAAATGAAAATGAAATGGATTTTAATAAAGGAGATATTGTTAAAATAGATCCATTTTTAGACACAGATCCTTATAGCAAACGAGGTGAAGAAGGAATAATTTCTGATTTTGATGATGAAATAGCAACTATAAAGTTTGATGATGGTATAACTGGAAAATACCAATGGGGAACTTTTAGTAAAGTAGATATAGAAGAAGCTGGAACATATGCTGGTAATAAATCTATTGATGACCTCAAAAAAGATTCAGACTATAACACATTGAATCCCCAAACCAAAACAGATGTTGAAAAAAAATTAAAAACTGGAGGAAGTATCACAATTGGAGAAAATAATTCTTCAAAAACATCATTTACAGGTCGTCCAATAACAGAATCTTTAAATGATAGATTTAAAAGATTATTAAATTCTTAAAATTACTTTTTAATTTATTTAATTAAGCACCTTATTAGGTGCTTTTTTTTATTTTTCATATATGTATATACGTAATTATATACTAATATATGTCTGAAAAAGTAGACTTTAAACAAATAATAAGAGAAGAATATGTTAAATGTATTAAAGATCCTTCTCATTTTATGAACAAATATTGTTATGTACAACATCCCCAAAGAGGTAGAGTTTTATTTAATTTATATCCTTTTCAATCTAAAGTATTAAATCTTTGGCAACATAATCAATATAATATTGTATTAAAATCAAGACAGTTAGGTATATCAACATTAGCCGCTGGTTATTCACTTTGGTTAATGTTATTTCATAAAGATAAAAACATATTATGTGTTGCTACTAAATCCGAAACAGCAAAAAATATGGTAACTAAAGTTCGATTTATGTTTGAACAATTACCAACATGGCTTAAAATAGGTGTAGAAGAAAATAATAGATTATCTTTAAGATTATCGAATGGTTCACAAATAAAAGCAGTTTCTGCAGCTAGTGATGCAGGTAGATCTGAAGCAGTATCACTATTAATAGTAGATGAAGCAGCATTTATAGACAATATTGAGGATATATACACAAGTATCAAACCCACAATTTCAGCTGGAGGAGGTTGTTTAATTTTAAGTTCTCCTAATGGTGTTGGTAATTGGTTTCATCAAACATGGGCTAGATCTGAAGCAGATAATAATGACTTTTTACCCATTAAATTACCATGGTATGTTCATCCTGAAAGAAATAAAGAATGGTTTGAAAAAGAAACCAACAACATGTCACCAAAATTAGTTGCTCAAGAATATGAATGTGACTTCATATCATCAGGAGATACTGTATTCTCTCCAGAACATATTGAATTTTATGAAAAAACATATCTAAAAGAACCAATTGAACGTAGAGGAGTAGATAAAAATTTATGGATTTGGGAATCTGTTGATTATAATAAAAATTATATGGTTATAGCAGACGTAGCTAGAGGTGATGGAAAAGATTATTCTGCTTTTCATATAATGGATATACAAAACAATATTCAAGTTGGAGAATATAAAGGACAACTAAATACTACAGATTTTGGACATTTATTAGTGGGTATAGCCTCAGAATATAATGAAGCATTACTTGTAGTAGAAAATGCTAGTATAGGGTGGGCAACAATACAAACTATATTAGATAGAGGATATAAAAATTTCTATTATTCTCCTAAAAGTGAAGCAATGAATTTAGAATCATATTTGGATAAATATGATAACCCTAATAATTTTGTTCCTGGATTTACTATGTCTTTAAAAACTAGACCTATGGTAATATCTAAAATGACTGAATATTTTTCTGAAAAAAGTGTTATTATTCAAAGTAAACGTTTATTAGAAGAAATGAAAACTTTTATTTGGAAAAATGGAAGATCTGAAGCTCAACAAGGATATAATGATGATTTAATAATGAGTTTTGGAGTAGGATTATATGTTAGAGATACTGCTCTTAGATTTAAACAACAAAACTTAGATTTAACTCGTGCAGCTTTAGACAGCTTTAAAACTACTAAAACATCATATAATGGAGTTTATAGTCCTTCAAAATCTGATAACCCATATAAATTTGATGTTAATGGAAATAATGAAGATTTAAGGTGGCTTTTTTAATATTTATTAATATATTATAAATCACAATATTTTAAAATGGCAGATAAAAGTTTATTCTCAAGATTAAGAAGATTATTTTCTACAGATGTTGTTATACGCAACATTGGTGGTAATGAATTAAAAGTTATTGATACCAACCAAATCCAACAATCTGGAGATATTTTAACCAATTCATTATATGATAGATATAGTAGATTATATGTAACTGGAAATTCCCCAGTTTATAATCCTGCTATGAATTATCCATTAATGAGAACCCAATTATATAATGACTATGAAGCTATGGATACCGATGCTATATGTGCTTCAGCATTAGATATATTATCAGATGAAAGTACTTTAAAAAATGATATGGGTGAAATGCTCCAAATAAAAAGTACAGATGAAAATATTCAAAAAATACTATATAATTTATTTTATGATATATTAAATGTAGAATTTAATCTTTGGTCATGGGTTAGAAATATGTGTAAATATGGTGATTTCTTTTTAAAACTAGAAATTGCTGAAGGATTGGGGGTATATAATGTTATCCCTTATACAGCATATAATATAGCAAGAGAAGAAGGATATGACCCAAAATCAATGAGTTCAGTTAGATTTAGATTTGATCCAAATGGTATTGGGTCTGAAACTCAAAATAGTTTTGGATTATTAACGGCAAAATCAGATGTAGGTGTATATTTTGATAATTATGAAATAGCTCATTTTAGATTATTAGCAGATGTAAATTACTTACCATATGGACGTTCTTACCTAGAACCAGGAAGAAAGCTCTTTAAACAATTAACTATGATGGAAGATGCTATGTTAGTTCATCGTATAGTTAGAGCTCCTGAAAAACGAGTATTTTATATGAATGTAGGTGGGATTCCTCCAAATGAAGTAGATGCATTTATGGAAAAAACAATTTCCAAAATGAAACGCACCCCTTATATAGATCCAAATACTGGTCAATACAATATGAAATTTAACCTTCAAAACATGATGGAAGATTTTTACATCCCAGTAAGAGGAAATGATTCCTCTACTAAAATAGATGTTACTAAAGGATTAGATTATGACGGAATCACAGACGTTACTTATTTAAGAGATAAATTATTTGCTGCACTTAAAATACCTAAAGCTTTTTTAGGATATGATGATAAATTGCAAGGTAAAGCTACATTAGCTGCTGAAGATATAAGATTTGCTCGTACCATAGAACGTATTCAAAAGATTATTTTATCTGAGTTATATAAAATAGCATTAATACATTTATATTCTCAAGGATATAAAGATGAAAATTTAGTTAATTTTGAACTATCATTAACTACTCCTTCTATAATTTATGAACAAGAAAGAATAGCATTAATGAAAGAAAAAGTTGAATTAGCTAAAAATATGCTTGAAGCTAACTTACTACCCTCAGATTTTATATATGATTATATATTCCAATTTAGTCAAGACCAATATGATGAATATAGGGATTTAATAGTTTATGATAAAAAACGTAATTTTAGATATAAACAAATTGAAGATGAAGGTAATGATCCATTAGAAAGTGGTGCATCATATGGAACTCCTCATGATTTAGCAACATTATATGGTCAAGGTAGATATCAATCTAATTCTAAAGATGTACCTTTGGGATATAATGAAGATACACCACTAGGAAGACCTAAAAAGAAAGTATCTAAAATAAATACTCAAGAAGATCCTTTAGGAAGAGATAGATTAGGTAGAAAAGACATGAAAGTAGATGATCAACCTGGTATAGATAAAAGTGTAAAAGAAATTTCAACCGATAATACTAAAACAGAATATTTAAAAAATAAAACATTGTTAGAAAATTTATCTAATAAAAAAATATTTACTAAAAATGATAAAAACAAAGAATCACTTTTAGATGAAGATCAATTAATTGATTAAAAATTTACATATATTTATAAAAAATACATTTGATGAAAATCGCACATTCTAAGTACCGTAATACTGGAATATTATTTGAAATTCTAATACGCCAAGTAACATCTGATACTTTATCTGGAAAAGATTCCTCAGCATTGCCTATTATTAAAAAGTATTTTACTAAAACTGAACTTAGTAAAGAATATAGATTATATGAAACTTTATTTAAAAATAAAAACCTTTCAGAATCAAAAGCAGAAATACTTATAAATACTTTATTGGAAGCTTCAACTAAATTAAATAAAACTTCATTAAGAAAACAAAAATATAATCTTATAAAAGAATTAAAAGAACATTATAATTTAGATGAATTATTTAAAACTAAATTACCAAATTATAAATTCCAAGCTGCATTTTTTATTCTTATAGAAAGTAAAAATTCTAAAGAAAATATAGATACTGAACAAGTATTTAATAATAAAATTACTTTATTAGAATCTTTAACTTCTTCAAAAATTAATAAAGAAGTCCCAAAGCCAACAGTACTTGATGAATTTAATGATTATGATAAAGATACTAGAATATTAACATATAAAATATTACTAGAAAAATTCAATAACAAGTATAAAAATTTAAGTGATAGACAAAAAAATATTTTAAAAGAATATATTAATTCTATAGATTCTACTCCAAAATTAAAAGAATTTTACAATCAAAATATTTTTGAATTAAAAACTGAAATTGTAGAATTAAATAAAAAAGTTAAAGATAAATCTGTTAGTATTAAGTTAAATGAAGTGGTTAAATTATTAAAAGAAATTGATAAAACTTCTTCTATTAAAAGTGATGATATAGTAAATTTATTACAATATTATGATTTATTAAACGAATTAAAAGTAGTTAATAAATGAAACGTGATCAATTAAAAGAAATAGTAAAGAAAAAACTTCAAGAGAATGGAGATGCAGTGGCTGCATTAAGAGATAAAAATTTAAAAGAAGTATTATCTCCTATGAAATTAGCAGATTTATTAGCTAAAGAAGGAGTTATTAAAGATGAATTTTTAGACATGAGAGGTGGAGCATCATCTAAACTTGGATTCATATTAGACAAATGTATTAAAGAATTAGAAATAGTAAAAGAAATATCTTCTACTGGGGGTGGAGCTTCTTTCACTCCAGGAGTTGGAGAACAATATGCTACACCAAAAGCATTTAATGGAAAGAAAAAACTTCCAATAATTAGAAAACCATTAAGATAATTCAATATTTATAATCATGAATAATTCTCGTAAAATAAAAGATTTAAAAATTAAAATTGCTAATCTTGAATTAGAAATCAGATCACTGCTAGATGCAGGAAAATCTGAGCCCGGCATTATAGACGCTATAGCTGCGGATATAAGCGATTTTACTGACGAGATTATGAAAGTAAAAAAAGAACTAAAAAGTATGGGAGTTAAAATTGATGAATCCATTAAATTAGTTGATTTATATGAAGATTTAACAAAAAATAAAAACAATTAATCATAAATGAAAACACTACAAGAACAATATAATTTAATTAAAGAAGGAAAAGGTAATAAAGATTTTTTCATGAAATCTACTTTAACTCAATTTCCTAATTTAGTTAATAAATTTACTTCATTTAACTCAGCAATTCAAATATTATCTACAAAAGGTATTATTTCTGAAGGAATAGGAGGATTAGTATGTAAACCTGAAAAAGAACCAGATTGGTTTTCTATTTTTAAAGAAAATATAAATGAAGAATATGGTCATCAAGAAGCTAAAGCTGAAGAAAAAAAACCAACTAAAGATGTAGTTGATACTGAGATTGAAGGATATGATTATAAAGATTTAGATAACATAGATAATATCTATGGTGAACAATTTTTAAAAGGATTTTATACTGAAATGAGAGATCCTAAAAATGAGGAAAAATCTGTAGAAGATCTTAAAAAAATTGTAGCTAAAAATTTAAAAAAAGATAGATTACACTATGTAAAGGATGGTCAATTTGGAGTTAAAGGATTAGGATATACTGAAGATGCACCTGGCTTAGGTATTCCAAAAGAAGCAAAAGGTAAATATAAAAGTAGTGGATATGGTACTTTGAAAGAAAACCAAGAAAAAAAACTAACTGAAAATTACATGATTTCTAAATCTGGTTCTAAAACAAATCCTTCATATGTTATAGAAAAAACAGACGGATCTGAACAAATAAATATGTTTTTTGATTCTGAAGAAAAAGCTAAAGAATACGCTGATAAAAAAGGATTAAAAATTAGCCCTAAAAAGGGATATAATATGGAAGAATCATTAGATGAATATAAAAGCACATTAGGTGATTTTGATGGATCTGGTTTAATAGTAGTAGGTTCTACTCAACTAAATAACAATGCTATAGGTGATATGCTAGAAGAAACTGATTTTTATGGTATTTGGAATACTAGAGAAGGATATTGGTTTTTTCCAGAAGCAGAAGAAACTTTAGATATTTTAGAAAAAGAATTAGAACAAGAATTTATTCAAAGAGGAATTAGCGCTAGATTTGAAGGACAATATTATTAAAATTATCCCATGAAACAAATTTTAAAAGAATATCATTCATTTAATTCAAAACCCTTAACAATAAACGAAGCCTTATCAAAACAAGGTGGTAATTTATTTGTTGAAGGTATTTTGGCTACTGTAGAAGAAAAAAATGGTAATGGAAGATATTATAAAAAAGAATTATGGGAAAGAGAAATTGAAAAATTTCAACAAAAAATAAATAACCACACCACTGAAACCTGTGGAGAACTAGACCACCCCGATAGTCAAATAATTAATTTAAAAAATGCATCTCATGCTGTTAGAAAATTATGGTGGGAGGGTGATGTAATTAAAGGATTATTAGAAATATTTTGTGCTGAAGATAGAAGAGGGAATGTTGCTGGTAGAATAGCAGGTTCATTTTTTTATAATAATTTATTAACTGGTATTTCTTCTCGTGGTATGGGTTCACTTAAACAAGTGGGTGAAATTTTAGAAGTACAAGATGATTTTGAACTATTAACCTGGGATCTAGTAAGTAATCCTTCAAACCACGGATCATACATGTCTCCAGTTAGTTTAAATGAAGGAGCAAATTCAGTATATGATCCTTATCATAAAGTAAATTCAATATTGAAAGATATTTTATGTTCTAATGGATCTTGCCCCATAATTTAACATTATTTAAAAAATATTTTAAAATTAAGATACATTTATGTATCTTTTTTTTTCTTTTTTTCGATTTTAATCTTTTTTCGGGTATGTATGGATATACAATATGCTACGTCCTGTAGTATTAACCGAAAACTAATCCCCATTATACTTTTTTAATAAGTATATTTCCAAAAACAAATTTTAGGAAAATGAACAGAGATTTTTTAAAAGAAGCTATCGCTGATGCGAAGACAATCAAAGAAACAGCAATTGTGAATGCTAAAAAAGCTTTAGAAGAAACTTTTACCCCCCATTTACAATCCATGCTTTCTGCAAAAATTTCAGAAATAGAAGAAGCTGATCTAGAAGAAAATGAACTAGAAGAAGTAGAAGCTATAGATGAAATGGACAAAGAAATGGATGAAATGATGAAAAATGAAGATGAAAATCTAACTTATGAAACAGAAATGAAAAAAGGTAAAGATTTAGAAGAAGTAGATTTAGATGAACTATTAGCTGAACTAGAAAATGTTAATGAAGCTGAAGAAGAAATGGATGACACAGAAATGGATTCTGAAATGGATGATATGGATATAGATTCTAAAATGTCTGAAGAAGAATTTAGCATTGAAGACATGTCTGAAGAAGAATTAGTTTCATTTATTGAAAATGTAATTGAAGACATGATTAAAAGTGGTGAGCTAGAAGCTGGTGAATCAATGGAAAGTGAAGAAGAATTAGATGAAGAAATCAATTTAGAAGCACTTTTTAATGAAGAAGAAGAAATGGAAGAAGCTTATGAAGAAGATAAAATGATGGAAGCTTTAAAAAACAAACTAAAAACAACTGAAACTGAACTTAAAGAAGCATATAGTGCTATCAACGAGATGAAGAATCAGTTAAATGAAGTAAATCTTTTAAATGCTAAATTGCTTTACGTTAACAAAATTTTCAAAGCTAAAACATTATCTGAAGGCCAAAAATTAGATGTTTTAACAGCATTTGATAAAGCAACAAATGTTAAAGAAGTAAAATTAATTTTTGAAACCCTTCATACCAATTTCAAAACATCAAAAACTCCAATTAAAGAAAATAGAATTGGATTTGCTTCAAAACCAACACAAGTTGTATCAAACCAAAAACCAATTATGGAAGTTGATGCTTTAGTAACCAAATTCCAAAAATTAGCAGGTATTATTTAAAAACAAAAACAAACTAAAAACAATTAAAAACTAAACAAAATGTCAAACACGATTCAAAATCTTTTAGAATCATCAAACCCATGGCAGTCATTGCAAAATGATGCTGCACGTTTGGCTTCTAAATGGACCAAAACAGGCTTACTTGAAGGCCTTAATGGAGAAATTGAAAAAAATAACATGTCACTTCTCCTTGAAAATCAAGCAAAACAATTACTTATTGAATCTTCACTTTCAGGTGGTGGTGTAGCTGGTGCTAGCTTTACAGTAGGTACTGGTGAACAATGGGCTGGAATTGCTCTTCCAATGGTAAGAAAAGTATTTGGACAAATTTCTTCTAAAGAATTTGTTTCTGTACAACCAATGAACTTACCTTCTGGTCTTGTATTCTTCCTAGATTTCCAATATGGAACTACTAAAGCTCCATTTACATCTGGTACTTCACTTTATGGTACCACTTCAGGATCAGCTGATGCTTCAGGTGGTCTTTATGGTGGTGGTAGATTTACTTATTCTACTAACAACACTCAATCACTTAATCCATCAGTTGCAGTAGTTACTGCTTCTTGGTCTGACTTTAATTTTGATTCAGCATATTCTGCTTCAGCAGTAAATGATGAGTATAAAAAAATAACAGTTACTTTAGGTGCTGGTAGTAATGCTGATTTTAATGGTGTTAGAGGATTTACCTTTACTTCAGGTAGTCAAGTTACAGTTGCAAATAACCTTCCAGCATTTACTACAACTAATAATACTTCAACCGTATCATTTATTATAACAGGATCTGTTATTCCATCTGTTGCTACATTGAGTAATGCAACTTGTTCTTTCCAAACTCAACCTTTGGATAACAAGAGAGGTGATTTTGAAGATGGAAACACTACACTTAATGGTAACAACAACCCAATTGTAATTCCTGAACTTAACATTCAAATGAGAAGTGAAGCTATTACTGCTAAAACTAAAAAGTTAAAAGCTGTATGGACTCCTGAATTTGCTCAAGACTTGAATGCTTATCAAAATTTGGATGCTGAATCTGAATTGACTAGCATTATGAGTGAATATGTTTCATTAGAAATTGACCTTGAAATTCTTGACATGTTAATTGAAAATGCTCCTAGCGTAGAATATTGGTCAGCTATTAACAACCAAGCAATTACTAGCGCTACAGGTGATGGTACATTTAATAACAGTTTAGGATTTTATAACACTCAAGGTGGATGGTTCCAAACATTGGGCACTAAAATTCAGAAACTTAGCAACGTTATTCATCAGAAAACTCTTCGTGGTGGAGCTAATTTCTTAGTATGTTCTCCAACAGTAGCAACAGTTATTGAATCAATTGCTGGATTTGCTTCTAACACTGATGGTGATGCTCACAAACAAAAATATGCGTTTGGTGTACAAAAAGCTGGTCAATTAAATGGTCGCTATACTGTATACAAAAACCCATATATGCAAGAAAATACAATCTTGTTGGGATATAAAGGAAACCAATTCCTTGAAACTGGTGCTGTATTTGCTCCATATGTTCCATTGATTATGACTCCTCTTGTATACGATCCTGATACCTTTACTCCAAGAAAAGGTCTCTTGACTCGTTATGCTAAAAAGATGGTTCGTCCTGAATTCTATGCTAAGATTTATGTTAGTGGTTTGAATACCCTATAATAAATTAGAAATCTAAAATAGAAGGGCATCAATTATTTGATGCCTTTCTTTTTTTTTATATATTTACATATATAATTTTGTTATTTATAGTTATTTTATTATATTTATTAATAAATAAAATTTATGATTGAAACTCCTAGCCAATTGCCAATATCTAGTTATGTAATGAATTTTCCATTTTCTCTAGATACAAAGAATCCAAATAATATATGGATGAATGAATTAAGTGAAGAAGAATTAAAAGTAAATAGACCTAAAGCCTATAAGCAGTTTATGGATCTTTATAATTTTTTAGCCGGGAATAGTTTAGTATATCTCCTTCCTAGTTATGGTAATTATCAAGATCAAGTATATGTTGCTAATCTAGGAATATACCTTCCACACATAGAAGATTCAAATAATATAATTTTATCAAATTATACCTCTAAACCTAGACGTGGTGAAGAAAATGTTGGGGAAGATTTTTTTAATTTAATGAATTATAAAACGCATAAATGTCCTTATTATTGGGAAGGTGAGGCCGATTTGAAGTTCTTGCGTAATAACGTTTATATTGGCGGTTATAACATAAGATCTAATGTTGAGGCATACAAATGGATGGAAGAAAATTTCAAAATGAAAATTATACCATTAGAAATGGTAGATGAATATTTATATCACTTAGATTGTTCTATATTTCCTATCAATAATAATAAAACAATAATTTGTACAGAATTATATAAACCAGATGAAATTAAACAATTAGAAGAATATACTGAAATTATAGATATTAATATAGATGAAGCATATAGTGGTATTACAAATTCTGTAAGAATGGGCAACATGATTTTATGTGCTTCAAATATATCTGAATTGAAAAAAACCCATGAATATTATAATTATGAAAAAAACAAAATAGAAATCTTAGAAAAAATATGTTCCAATGAAGGTATGGAACCAATCATATTTAATCTATCAGAATATATGAAATCTGGGGCCATGTTGAGTTGTATGATTTTTCATCTTAATAGAGTTGACCAAAATAAAAAATTATTATAATGGCTAAAACTTTAGAAAAATGGTTATCTACGGATGTTGCAAAAGCTGAAAAATTAGGAATAACCAAGTTATCGACTGAATTCTTTTTTAGAGATCCACCTCGTCCAAATTATATAGATCACGAATATTTTTACTCACCGGCTGATGGTGTAATTTTATATCAAAAATTCATTAATAATCCTATTGATCCTGTAGTTGAAATAAAAGGTATAGATTATACCTTACAGGATATTATGAATGATTCTGATTATGATAAACCATCTTTAGTAATAGGTGTTTTTATGAGTTTTTATGATCCTCATATTATAAGAACACCATATAGTGGTATAATTCAATATAAAAGTTTAGAACCAATTGAATCAACAAATAGACCAATGTTAGCTGTTGAAAAAGATATTTTAAATGAAGCAATTAATCCTAATAATTTAGGATATCTTAAGTATAATGAACGAATGTTAGTTAAAATATATTCACCTTCATTAGATTATACTTATTATATGTGTTTAATAGCTGATGAAGATGTAAATGTCATAATGCCTTTTACAATAGAACAAAATGAATCTTTTTCTCAAAATCAAAGATTTGCTTTAGTAAGATGGGGTTCACAAACAGAAATAATTTTACCTTTTGATGATAGATATGAATTTGAATTATGTCAAAATAATCATATGCATATAGAAGCTGGTTTAGATACAATTGTAAAAATTACTCATAAATAAATTTATAAATTTATGTCTCAACAAAATAATGAAGATACTTTTTCTAATAAAAGAAAACCTAAAGGTCCTATAAAATTTAAATTAGAATTAAACGAAGAACAAAAAGAAGCCAAACAAATTATTCTTGACAACCCAGTAACACTTATTAAAGGTATGGCTGGATCAGGTAAAACATTACTTGCTTGTCAAATAGCTTTAGATATGACTTTTAAAAGAGAAATTGAAAAAATTATAATTACTCGTCCCACTGTATCTAAAGAAGAAATTGGATTTTTACCAGGTGATTTAAAAGAAAAAATGGATCCTTGGTTAGCACCTATTTATTCTAATTTATATCTATTATATGATAAAGAAAAAATAGATAAAATGGTTCAAGAAAATCAAATTGAAATAGTTCCATTTGCATTTATGCGTGGTCGAACTTTTCCAAATTCTATTGTTATAGTAGATGAATGTCAAAATATTACTAATCAACAAACAGAAATGATGCTAGGTCGTTTAGGTAAAGGTGGTAAAATTATATTTTGTGGAGATTTATCCCAAGTAGATTTAAAAAGTAAAAAAGATTCAGGTATTAGTTTTTTTGCTCGTTTAGAAGAACGAATTAAAGGAGTTAAAATTATCACTTTAAAGAAAAATCATCGTCACGAAATTGTTGAGGAGATATTAAAAACATATGAGGATTATAGGGATATTCAATAAAAACTAAACATAAGTCATTCAATAAAAAAATGGCTTTTTTTCTGTCTTTTAATATTTATAACAAAAATATATTTCATGGCTGCTGGTAGATATTCATTCACTATAGAACAAGGCTCAACTCTAAATTTAGAATTACAATATAAAGATGCTAATGGAAATCCTATTAACCTTACTGACTATAGTGGTAAAATGCAAATTAGAGAAAGTGTCTCTTCACCCACAGCCTATATTACTTTAAGTAGTTCATTAAAACCAGATGGTACTGGTTTAAATTTTAGTGGTTCAAACGGAACTACACCTCCAATATCCGGTTCAATAGGAGTATATATTTCAGCTGCCTCATCTTCTGCTCTGAATTTTTCAACTGGAGTATATGATTTGGAGATAGCTTCAGGAAGTATTGTGACAAGAATTTTAGAAGGTCAAGTTAAATTATCACTTAATGTTACTCGATAATGTCAGATTGTATAGGACCAACTAATATAATTCCTAACAACAATCAAGTCGTTTTACAAGATGTTAATAAGACAATTAAGATAATCGATAATAATTGTTGTACCGCAGTTGATGTTACTCAACCAGTAACTTCTGTGGTTCAAATATTGACAGGACCTTTAGGCCCTAAAGGAGATGTAGGTCCTCAAGGTCCATCTGGATCACAAGGCCCATCAGGATCAATTGGCCCATCAGGTTCATCTCAACCATTTTCATATATTAGTGGAACTACATGGTCAACAACAAGCAGTATTGAAATATCTGGATCATTGACAGTTAGTGGTTCCAATACATTTAGAAATATAGGTTTAGCTTTATTCTCAGGATCTACTAACTTATCAGGATCAGGAACATTAAATGGATATCCTTTATTAACAAGTAATGATACTGGATCTTTATTATTAAGTAGTTTATTTAATAGCTTTACCTCATCTTATTATACAGACAGCGCAAGTTTTGATACTCGAATTTTAAATAATTCATCCAGTATAGCTATATTATCAAGTAGTTTTTTAAATACTTCTAGTTTATTAAGTACACGAGTAACTGCTTTAGAAAACTTTAGTTCTTCTTTAGATAATACATTTGCAACAGACGCTCAATTAAATGCTGCTACTGCTAGTTTAAGTAGTTCAATAGCTGCATTATCTAGCAGTTATATAGCTTCTAGTGCGTCTTTTAGCGCGAGTATAGCTTCACTTACTAATGCTACTAGTTCATATGTCTTGAACTCACAAACGAGTTCAATGACAGTACTGAGTGCAAATTATGCTAATACCGCTTCCTTTGTAACTCTAGCTCAAAGTGCATCATATGTACAAACAGCTCAAACAGCTAGTTATGTATTAAACGCTATAAGTGCATCATTTGCCTCTAATGGAGGAGTAACTCAAATAGTAGCAGGAACAAATATATCAATTACAAACGGAGGTTCAGGTTCAGTTACAATTAACTCAACTGGAGCAGGAGGTTCAGCATTTCCATTTACGGGAAGTGCTCAGATAACAGGTTCTTTAGGAGTAACAGGATCACTTACAGTATCAGGTTCAATAACAGGATCATTATTTGGTACTTCTAGTTGGGCTACTAACTCAATAACAGCTTCATATGCTTTAAATGGAGGAGTAGCACAATTACTAGCAGGACCAAACATAACATTATCACCAACAAATGGATTAGGACAAGTCACAGTTAGTGCTACATTAAGTGGAAGTACAGTTTTTAATACTGCAACAGGATCATATGGTAGTTTTTACGATACTACAACTCAAACAAATCCTGTAGCAAATATACCTCGTTCAATGTCTTTTAATTCAACAGACATTTCAAACGGAATATCAGTATCAGGATCAACAAATCCTTTTAACACTTATATTAAGACAGAAAATGCTGGAGTATACAATATTCAATTTTCAGCACAAGTAGAAAAAACAGATAGTGGAACAGATGAAATAGTAATTTGGTTAAGAAAAAATGGTATAGATCTTACAGATTCAGCCACAAAATTAACATTATCTGGAAATGGTACTAAAGTAGTAGCTGCTTGGAATTGGTTTGTTTCTTCAGCTGCAAATGATTATTATCAGATTATATGGGTATCAGCTGATACAGGTATGAGACTATATGCTGAACCTGCTGATGGAACTCCAGGTATTCCTTCACTTATTGTAACTGCAAATAGAGTAGATCAATTTTTATCAAATACAGGTTCATTTAGTGGTTCATTTATAGGAATTGCTACAACAGCATCTTATGCTCTAACAGCTAGTTACTTACTAGGTAGTGCTTCATATTCAACCACCTCATCGTATGCAGTTAGTTCATCATTTGCTATATCAGCATCTTGGGCTCCTGGGGGGTTAGTAGACACAACAGCAATAGAAGCACAATTATGGTTTTTAACTTAAAATAAGTATAATATGGGAAGAAGAAGTAATAGTGGATATATTGGAGATGATTTTTCACAAGATGCTAAAGGAGTTATAGACTTAAATAAAAAAACTACAACTAGAATAAATAACAGCGATCTTTATTATCAAGATGATGCTTCACTTTTTTCAGGTCCCGCTTTTGAAACTGGAAGTCTTAATCTATTAGGATCATCAGGATATGGATCTGGATCAATAATATCATCAAGTTTAGTAAGTGGAACACTAGCAACTTTAACAATATATAATGCCGGAAGTGGTTATGGCACTAATGCAACATTAAGCTTTTCAGGTGGTGGTGGTACAAACGCTAATGGTTATGTATCAACATTTTCAGTAGGAACTTTATCAGTTGTAGAACGATTAGGATATATAAAAGATATAATAATAACTGATCCTGGTGAAGGATACACTTCTACACCAACAATGTCTGTCTCCGCTCCAGTAACAGCAAATGGAGTAGCTGGAGTGACAGCAATTATATCTGCTTCAATCACAGGTGGTACTTTAACAGGATATACAATACACAATTCTGGAAGTAATTATAGAGCAGGTAGTAATTATCCAACAATAACAATAACTGGAGGAGGAGCTTCCAGATCCGCATCTGCAGTACCAGTATTAGAATTTGGTAGAAATTATACTAGTGCCCCAACAGTTACAGTAACTGGGGGAGGTACTGGTGCAGTAGTATCAGCATCAATAGTAGCTCCATTATCAGCATCCGGAATTATAACTAATGCCGGTGGAGGTTATACATCTGCACCTTCAATTTATATTCCATCAGCAAATAGTACAGTGTCTGCTTCTTCAACAATAAGTGCAGGAGCAATAAACACAGTAACAATAGTAACAGGATCAGAATTATTTAATTTCCCACCAGCTGTTAATGTTGGTGGTGAGTTAAGTTATCCTGCTTTAAGTGATAATCAAATATATGGTACATATGCTGTTTATAATAACAATTCAAATTGGGTAGCATTTAATATAACAACAAATGGAGGAGGAGGGTATACTGTTGATTGGGGAGATGGTACTACAAATAACTATAATACAAACGTAACATCTTCACACCAATACACAACATCATCATTTAATACATTATCAAGTTCGTTATACGATGGAGCTAAATTAACACAAATAAAAGTAACATTATCAGGAAGTGCAACATCTTTTGCAACAGTAACTTTTACAACAGTACCAACCCCAACAACAGGATCCTTTAATCCTGCAAATACTACTATTCCAAATCAATGGTTATCAATTGCAATGGCTGGGAGTAATGTTACATCACTTATTTTGGCGTCTTCTCCAGCAGCATCAAGTACCTTCCTAGAAAAGTTCTACTACTCTGGTTCAAATAAAATAACTAATTTTACAAGTATGTTTACAAGCTGTTATAGTTTAACAGAAGTCACAGACCTTTTTATGGGAAGCGGTTCTAGTTATACAAGTATGTTTAGTACTTGTACTAAATTAAAAAAACTTCCTATTATTAATGTTAACAACGCTACAGACTTAACCAGTATGTTTAGTGGTTGTTCTAATTTAGAAACAGTAACATTTGCAAGTGCTAGTAATGTAACAAATTGGAGTAATACTTTCCAAAATTGCTATAACCTACTAAATATTAATAATGATAATTTTAGTACTACAACTATAGGAGGCTTACAAAATACATTTAACAACTGTTATAAATTAAGATCACTACCCCCAATAAATGTTACTAATGTTAACAGTTTAAACAGTACTTTCTCAGGTTGCTATAACCTAACTAGTATAAAATTTATAGGTAATACTTCAAAAGTAACAAATTTTACAAGTACATTTGCCAACTGTTATTCACTAATAGACATACCCAGAACACTTGATTGTAGATCAACAACATCTATTACTAGTTTATTTAGCAGCTGTTATAGTTTAAAAAAATCTCCTAGATTCACAAACACAAATAATATAACAAATGTTTCAAATTTATTTCAAAACTGTTATAATTTAACAAAAGTTAGTTTATTTGATACAAGCAATGTTAATACTTTTGGTAATATGTTCGTAAATTGTTTTCCATTAACCAGTATCCCCAAATTTAATTTAAGAAGTGGTACTACAGTATCAGGTATGTTTCAAAATTGCAGCAATTTAAAAACTATACCACTATTAAATACAGCAAATATTAGCACCTTCACTTCTATGTTTTCAGGTTGTAGTTCTTTAATATCTATACCACCCATTAATACATCAAAAGGTATAACTTTTACTACTATGTTTAATAGTTGCATATCATTAAAAACAATACCATACTTGGATACTTCAAATGGCACAGCTATGGACAGTATGTTTCAAGCTTGTACTAGTTTAGAAGAAATACCAGCACTTAATACTTCAAATGCAACAACACTATCGGCTATGTTCTCTGGTGCGAATTCATTAAAAAGAGTACCAAATTTTAATATAGCCAATTGTACAACTATTGCAAATATGTTTCAAAATTGCGCTGCATTAAAAGAGGCTCCGTTGTTTTACAATGCAAATAAACTTACAACATTGGCTACTATTTTTAGTGGCTGTAATAGTTTAAAAAGGATACCAGGAATGACTGGTACAGTAGCAAGTACAACTCTCGTTGCAACTAATATGGTTGCAAGTTGCTTTAATTTAATTGAAATAGGTTCAATACCAACTAGTGGAATAACTACTACTACAACTATGTTTGCTAATTGTCGTGGTTTAAGACGTATGCAAATAACAAACATAAATGCTACTTTTGACATATCTAACCAAAACCTCGACTCAGTTGCACTTAATGAAGTTTATACAAACCTATCAGCAACAGGTACAGGAAAAACAATTACAGTAACAGGAAACTGGGGTACTGCTAATGATAATCCAACAATTGCTACAGCTAAAGGTTGGTCAGTTTCAGGATAATTTAAATATTTATAAGTATGAATGAAGATACCGAAGGATTTTACAAAATAGACTCAACATCAGGAGAAGTATTATGTGGGCCTAATTTTGTATTAAATGCAAACTATGAACTGCATAAATCAGAAGAAAAGAAAAAAGAAAAAAAAGATAGAAAAGATTATCCTGATGGATGGTATTGGTTTGATACAGAACAAGAAGCCTATACCTATTTTAATATAGAATGGTATCCAGAAGTTTATACAATAGGATTATTAAAACCATGGTTAAATGAAACAAACAACATAGAAAATGGCTAATACGTATAAATTAAATGCTAACGAAATAAACGCTACTGGATCAACTACTATATACACAGTACCAATTAACGTTACTTCTTCAATAATAAAAAGTTTATATATATCAAATATAACAACTGGTAGTATAAATATTGATGTTATTATAAATAAAAGTGGATCTGCAACTAACTACTGGTTAATTCAAAGTTCATCAATTCCTACTCAAGTATCATTTCAACCAATTTCAGATACATTGATTTTACAATTAGGTGATTCTATGAAGATTAGCAATAATACTATTAGTGGATCTCATACTTTATTATCATATATGGAAATAACTTAATTGATATCACTCACTTTGTGATACTTATATAAAATGTATTATTATGATTTGGTTAACAGCAGTTTTTAGTTTTATAAAAAAGTTTGGTTTACTTTTATTTAATGGATTAAAAAAATTCTTTAAATGGGATAGTGAACAAGGTAAATGGTTATCACCATTAAAAACTTTTATTATATTAGGATTAGTTATATATATTCTATACGTACATTCTTGTACTAAAGTAAATTGTCCTACAATTGTACAAAGTATAGATACAGTGACAGTTACACACATTGATACGGTTTGGTTTGAAAAACCACAAACAACCACAGGTAAAAAACCTAAAAAACAACCAGGTGGAACATCTACTACAACAGATCCAAAAACTCCATGTGATAGTTTATTCCAATACACTCAAGAATATGAAGATAGTTTAATTAAAGGTCTATTAACTGCAGATGTAAAAGGTGAACTTATAGGAAGTAAATTTACATATATTCCTAAATTCCCAAAATACATATACAGAGTTGATACAGTAAAAATAACGAAGACTGTTAAAGAGGAAGTAGAAAGAAAAAGACCTTATGGGTTTATAATAGGAGGTGGAATGAATGTTGCACATAATCAAACATTTGGATTCACAGTAGATATAGGAGTGCAATTTAAACAGGGATTTGATATAATCTATCGATTTGATCCAATAAGAACAACACATAGTTTGGGTTTAACATATACATTTGAATTTAATAAAAGAAAATAATAATTCTTTTCTTAATATTTATAGCAAAATGTATTATTCATGAATATCCCTATTTATCCCGGTAGTTCATCATTTTTTCCAGGAAACACTCCTTTTGGATTTTATGATAATGATTATCAATTCCAAACAGATGCCGATAAAGTAGCCACATTTTGTGCTAGAAGATTAGGGTATCCTATTATGGAAGTTGAATTACAAGATTTAAATTTTTATGCTGCTTTTGAAGAAGCAATTACCACATATGGTAATGAATTATACGCTTATAATTTAAGAGAAAATTTTCTCTCAATACAAGGTTCTCCCACAGGCTCAGATTTAAATAATACACTAATTGTACCTAATATGGGAACAATTATTAGAATATCTGAACAATATGGAGTAGAAGCAGGAGTAGGAGGTAATGTAACTTGGAGAAAAGGTTTATTAACATTAACTGCAAGTGTACAAGAATATGATTTAAATGTTTGGGCTCTTAATAATGGTATAACAACTGGAGATTTAGAAATAAAAAGAGTATTTTATGAAGCTCCTCCTTCAATTGTTAGATATTTTGACCCATGGACTGGTACCAATTCAGGAAATAGTTTAGCAACATTTGGATTTGGTAATGGTTCACCTGCAATATCATTTGTAATGTCTCCTGTTTATGCAGATTTGGAAAGAATTCAATCAATTGAATTTAATGATACTGTAAGAAGATCCCATTATACATTTGAATTAATTAATAACAGATTAAAAATATTCCCTATCCCTCAGGATAATGATTTACCTTTATATTTCCAATATATTTTAAAATCAGAAAGAAATAATCCACAATATTTAGGTTCACCTAGTGGAAGTTCAGGTTTAGTAACTAATGTATCAAATGCTCCATACAGTAATCCTACATATTCTTTAATAAATTCTATTGGAAGACAATGGATATTTGAATATACTTTATCATTGTGTAAAGAAATGTTAGGATATGTAAGAGGTAAATATTCACAATTACCTATTCCTAACAGTGAAGTAACATTAAATCAATCTGATTTAATAAATGCTGCTACTACTGAAAAACAAGCTTTAATTGAAAGATTAAGAACATATTTAGATGATACTTCTAGAACAAAATTATTAGAAGCAAGAGCTAATGAAACTGATTATAAGATAAAGGAGATGGGAAATGTACCTTTTACAATTTACATTGGTTAATATATTAATAAAAAAATAAATTATGGCTCTTTTTGGTGGACAACGTGATATTAGTTTTTTTAAACATCTTAATAGAGAATTGTTAGGAGATATTATTACCCAACAAGCCGCATATTATAAATTTTCTATTTCTAAAACCAAATCCAACATATATGGAGAATCAGTGGATGGAAAATTCTACCAAGATCCAGTATTATTAAATTGTTTAATTAATATAGGAGATCAAGAAAATCCTGTAAGTGAAATAGGAGTTGATTTTGCTCAAACTATAGAATTTTATTTTTTAAGAGATGATTTAGTTACTGCAAATTTAGTTCCTGAAGTTGGAGATATTGTAATGTATAAAGAGGGATATTATGAAGTAGATACTATTATTAATAATCAACAATATGTAGGAAAAGATCCATGGTATCCTAATGCTTTAAATCCATTAAATCCTGGATTAGAAAATTTTGGTTGGAATATAAGCATAATTTGTAAAACTCATTATGTTCCTAAAGACAAAGTAAGTATAACTAAAGCAAGATTGTAAAATGGCTAAGAAAAATCCAACTCCTAAAAAGCAAAAAGAAATATCTAATAGTTTTATTAATCCATATAATACTACTATAGGTAATCCTAATAATGCTATACCTGATAAAGATAATAGAAGTCTTCAAATATCGGTAAATGGAGATGATACAAAACCATTTTCATTAGGAATTTCAGATATAGATGAATCCATATTTTACTATTTTAATGAAGTTATTAAACCATATGTTATACAAAATGGAGATAGAATTTCAATCCCCATAATATATAGTTCTCAAGAAAAATGGAAATCATATCAACAAGATGGATATTATAGAGATGATAAAGGTAAAATAATGTTACCTTTAATTGCTTTAAAAAGAGATTCAATAGATAAAGTTAGATCTATAGGTAATAAATTAGATTCTAATTATCCTAATAATTATCAAGTATTTGAAAAAAAATATAGTTCTAAAAATGCTTATAACCATTTTAATATAATAAATAATAGAATTCCTGAAAAAGAATATTATGTTGTTGTAATACCAGATTATGTCACTATAACATATAGTTGTACTATTTTTACATATTATATTGAACAAATGAATAAAGTAATTGAAGCCATAAATTACGCATCAGATTCATATTGGGGAAATCCAGAAAGATTTAAATTTAAAACTAAAATAGATGGATTTACACTTGCAAATGAATTACAACAAAGTGATGAAAGGATAGTAAAAACAACATTTAATCTTGTATTGGATGGATATTTAATTCCTGATACTATACAAAAGAATTTAAGTGCCCTTAAGAAATTTTCAAGTAAAACCCAAATTATAATAACTTCTGAAACAGTATCAGATATTTCTCAAATTAGGTAATATTTATAATAAATTAAATTTATGGAACAAATAGTTTTATCATCTGAAGAATTACAATTATTGAAAAATCTTAAAACTAAACAAGACCAATTAATCTTTAATTTAGGTCAAAATGAATATCTTAAAAAAGATATCCAAGAACAGATAAATTCAATACTTGATGAACTTAAAAAAATAAAACAAGAAGGAGAAAATATAGGAAAATCTCTAAATGAAAAATACGGAGATGGAAATATTGATCTCAACACAGGAATTTTTTCTAAAATCTAGAACTTTAAACAAATTCTGCATATTTATAATAAATAAATCTATAAAATGGCAGAACAAATTTTAAGTCCTGGTGTATTTTCCAGTGAAAATGACCAATCATTCATAACCCAAGGCCCAGTTACTGTTGGAGCAGCTATTATAGGCCCAACCGTAAAAGGAAAAGTTGGAATCCCAACAATAGTCACTTCATATAGTGATTTTACAAATAAGTTTGGATCTACTTTAATATCTGGAGGTGCAAATTACAGTTACTTTACATCTGTAGCTGTTTATAATTACTTTGATAATGGTGGAACTTCAATGCTAGTAACTAGAATAGCTAGTGGTTCTTACACTCCAGCTGTATCTACAGCTATAAGCGCTAGTACTCAAGCATCATCTCAACCATCATTTACATTAGAAACCCTTTCAGTGGGAACACTTATGAATAGTTCAGGTAGTGAAGATAATGCCGGAGCCTTAATAAGTGGTTCTTCTGATAATTTAAGATGGGAAATATCTCAAGCTGATACTAGTTCAGGACAATTTACATTATTAATTAGACAAGGAAATGATACTACTAACAATAAATCAATTTTAGAAACTTGGAGTAATTTATCATTAGATCCTTTAACATCAAATTATATAGAAAAAGTAATAGGAAACCAAATTGAAAATATAGCTACAGATGGTTCAACATATTATGTTCAAACATCAGGTTCATTTCCGAATTTAAGTAGATATGTTAGAATTAAATCAGTTAATTTATCAACTCCTAATTATTTTGATAACAATGGAGTAGCAAAAGCTCAATATACTTCTTCTATACCTTTAGTAGCTAGTGGGACATTTAATAGCGCTACAGGTGCTCCTCCTACTAATATAAAATTCTATGAAAATATCACAGCTACTAACACACAAGGATTATCATTTAGTAACTATACTCAATCAATATCTTTATTAAGTAATAAAGATGATTATAAATACACCTTAATAGTAGCCCCAGGTTTAATATATAATTTCTCAAATCACCCAACTCCATTGAATAGCATTATGAATAATGCTAGAAATAGAGGAGATCATATGGCTGTTATTGATTTAGTAGAATATGGCTCAAATACATCTACTACAGTATCTAAAGCAGTATCAATAGATAACAGTTACGCAGCATCATATTGGCCTTGGGTACAAACAGTAGATCCAAACACTGGAAATTATATTTGGGTTCCTGCTTCAACGATGATTCCTGGAATATATGCTCAAAGTGATAGTGTAAGTGAAGCATGGTTTGCTCCTGCTGGATTTTCTCGTGGTGGTTTGAATAATGTTATCCAAGCCGAGCAAAGATTACCCCAAACAACAAGAGATACTTTATATAGTAACAAAGTAAATCCAATAGCAACCTTCCCAGGCCAAGGTGTTGTAGTATTTGGACAAAAAACACTCCAAACAAAAGCTTCAGCACTTGATAGAGTAGGAGTTAGAAGATTATTAATAACTCTTAAATCATATATTTCTCAAGTATCTAATAATTTGGTATTTGAACAAAACTCAATAGCAACTAGAAATAATTTCTTAGCTCAAGTTAATCCATACTTAGAAAGTGTAAAACAACGTCAAGGATTATACGCTTATAAGGTAGTAATGGATGATAGTAATAATACTGCTGATGTAATTGATAGAAATCAATTAGTAGGACAAATATATTTACAACCTACTAAAACAGCAGAATTTATATTACTTGACTTTAATATATTACCCACAGGAGCAACTTTTAGTTAATTAATTAAATAAATAATAAATTGAATGCTCTTCTACAATATTCAAAAAAAATAGAAGGGCATTTTTATACCACATATTTATTAACAAAAAATAGATTTTCCTTTTTTTTATAATATTTATCAACGATACAAAAAAACAAAAATATAAATCATGGCAATATTAGACGCAAACGAAATATTTTTTACAAGCTTTGAACCCAAACAAGCTAATCGTTTTATACTATATGTAGATGGATTTCCTTCATATATTATAAAAGGAATGGGAGCTGTTACTTTAGAAATGGGGAAAGTTGAATTAAATCATATTAATATAAACCGTTATGTTAAAGGAAAAACCAAATGGGGAAACATTCAGTTAACATTATTTGATCCTATCACTCCTTCAGGTGCTCAAGCAGTAATGGAATGGGTTCGTTTACATCACGAATCAGTAACTGGACGTGACGGTTATTCTGATTTTTATAAAAAAGATTTAACTGTAAACATTTTAGGACCAGTAGGTGATATCGTAAGTGAATGGATTTTAAAAGGATGTTTAATAGAAAATACAAATTTTGGTGAATTAAGTTGGGATACAGAAAATACAGCAGTAAATATCCAAATGACTGTCCAACCAGATTATTGCATATTGAATTATTAATTTGTAAAATTAAATTATGAAAACCCCAACCAAAAATTGGGGTTTTTATTTTTATAAAATATGCTTTTAAAAGAAATAATAGATTATATTGGAGTAGAAGATATTCCAACATTCCAAAATTGGGATGAATTAAAAGAGTTTTTTAAAGAACATAAATCTGAATTAGAATATTTAAAGAATTATGAAGGTGAAACTAATCTATTAGGAAGTGGATCAAACGGTAAAGCATTTAGAATTAAAGGAACAAATAAAGTAATAAAAGTTACTACTAGTAGAGAAGAATTAGGAAATGCTAAAGCATTATTAAATAAAAATTTTACAACTTTAGCTCACATATATTATGTTCAAAATATTAAACCTAATTTAGGAATAATAATAACAGATCTATATGAACCTTTAAGTAGTAAAGAAAAAATTGAATTTAAAAATATTATACCATACGCTTTAGAATATTTTTATGATAATTGGAAAGATTATAAAAAATATATAAAAAATCCCAAAATTATTGAATTTATAGAACATCTTAAAATAGAATATTCTTCAAGCTTAAATCTAGATGAAATAGATTTTCATATAGGTAATATATTAAAAAATAAAGAAGGCGATTATATATTAATTGATATTTAAGTCAACGCCATTTATTAATTTTAATTTTAAATTGATTATAACGCATATATTAATTTAATAACGCATTATAAAATTTTTATATTAATTTTATTTTTTAAAAAACACAATATTTATAACATATAACCAATTAAAACAACAACACTATGCCAGCTCCAGGAAATTTTGAATACACTAATGGAAATAACAAACTTAAAGATATTGAACAATATCTTGATTCAGTATCATCTTATTTAACCAATAGTTCACTTCCGGCTTCAACTGTTAGTGAAAGCTTAACAGTAAATAATTTATTAACTCTTACTCCAATCACTACTGCTTTACCTACAGGTAAACCAACAGGTTCAATAGTAGCCTCAGGTAGTGGAGCAAGTTTAAAATTGTATTTATATAACGGAACATCATGGATGTCAGGTTCTTGGGTTTAAAAATAACACTATATTAAAATTTAGAAACCCACAATTTTGTGGGTTTTTTTAACAATTTTTTACAAAAAATATTTGGCTTTTAAAGATATTGTATATATATTTACATAAGAAATTATAAAATTAAAAATTATGAATACTGAAAAATTAGTTCAAGGGATTAAACAAAGATTAATTATAGCTGGTGTATTAGGTATAATATTTTACCCATTTTATAAAATGACTGGTAAAAAAGTTGGGCCAGCCATGGTTTTAACAGGTTTATTTATTTTTTTAATTCCTGTATTTCTAATAGGTTTTATGGGTATTGGTAGTGCAATTTATAATGCCACATTAACTCCTGAACAGCAAAAAGAACAAGAAAACAAAAAATTACTAGAAAGTGTTTTTGAAATTAATTGGGATGAACACTTGGATGATTATGATGAAGATCACATGTATGATCCTAACAAATACCCACCAGCATTCCCTGATGGTGAATAAAATAATTATGAAAAAAATAATTAAGCTTGTTCTTTTGAATAAGCTTTTTTATATTTTATATATTTATATAAGTAATAAAGTTATTAAAATAGATTATGGAAAACAATTCAAACCCTACTCCCCAAACCCATTCATTTCCTACCGAAGAAATTGAATTACCATCTAAAGGATTATTATACCCATTAGATAATCCTCTTTCATCTGGTAAAATTACTATGAGATATATGACTGCTGAACATGAAGATATATTAACTAATAAATCATATATTGAAAAAGGAGTAGTATTAGATAAATTAATGCAATCTTTAATAGTATCTAAAGTAAATTATGATGATATAATTATTGGAGATAAAAATGCTATTATGGTAGCAGCTCGTGTATTAGGATATGGTAAAGATTATGAATTTATGTATGACGGGGAAAAACAAGTTGTTGATTTATCTAAAATTGAAAATAAACCATTTGATGAATCATTAGTAACTAAAGGTATAAATGAGTTTAATTTTACTCTTCCCAGTAATGGTACTAAAATTACATTTAAAATATTAAATGGTCATGATGAAAAGAAAATAGATCAAGAACTTAAAGGGTTATCCAAAATTAATTCTAATAATTCACCAACTTTATCTACTCGTCTTAAATATATTATAACATCTGTTGAAGAAGATAAAGATCCCAAAACAATTAGACAATTAGTAACCAATCTCTTAGTCAGAGATTCCAAAGCATTAAGGGATTATATAAAAAAAATCCAACCAGATGTAGATCTGACTTTTTTTCCCCTCGGACAAGACACATCCGTTTCAATCCCCGTCGGTATTGGATTTTTTTGGCCTGACAGTGAATAACTGTGCTGAAATTAGATTAAATATATTTACACAAATCCACGAAATTGTATTTCATGGAAAAGGAGGATATAACTGGAATACAGTGTATAATATGCCTATATGGTTAAGGAAATTTACTTTTAATAAAATCCAAGAATATTACGAAAAGGAAAATAAACAAGTAGAGGAAATGTCTCAAGGAGATAAAAAAGTACTTATGGATTCTAGTGGTAGAATTAATAAAGAAAATCTTCCTTTATCACCACAAAATAAAAAAACATCATATAAATAATTTTTTATTTAGCTTATATTTATAAATAAAATAATGGCTGATAATAAAAATAAACCCCAAGGTTATACGCCGGAAGATATAGAAAATAGTAAAGAATTTCTTAGTAATCTTACTAAAATTAATAAGGAATTAAAAGAAAATAAAAAAAATAATAAAGAAATTCTAAATATAACAAAAAATCTTGAATCAACTTCTTCAAAAATATTATTAATCCAAAAAGATGAAATAAAAGCAACAGATGAAGAATTACAATCTTTATCAAAATTTTTAGAAAAAAAAATTCAAGAATTAAAAATAGAAAAACAAATATTACAAGCTAAAGATCCTAAAAATGAAAATGAACAAATACAAAAGCAATTAAAATCAATAAATACTCTTGAAGGTTCATTAGTAAGTCAACAAAAAGCTTTACAAAATATGATGGGGAGTTCTAAAGGATTTGGGAACGCCCTTAAAAGCGCGGTTGGAGAATCTAAATTACTAAGTGGACTTACATCAAAAATATCTCCAAATCTTATAAAGGGTTTAGAATCTATGAATCCATATGTTTTAGCTACTACTATATTAGTTGAACTTATTAATCAATTAATAGAAGCTTTTAAATTTCTTGATAGTTCAAGTGGTGTACTAGCTAAAAATTTTGGAACTTCATATGATGAAGCAGCAAAACTTAATTCTGAATTAATCCAAACAGCAGCTTCATCAGGAAATATATATGCTACTACAAAAAACCTACAAGAAGCATATTCAGATATAAACAATGCATTTGGTACATTTGCTAGATTAAATGATAAAACATTACTTACCTATACTGAATTAACAAAACAAATAGGTTTATCCAAAGAAGCATCTTTATCTTTATTTAAAAGTTCATTACTTACCAGTAAACCTTTAGAAAAAACTACTAAAGAATTTATGGGGCAAGCTAAATTAATGTCCGTACAAAAAGGTTTAGCCCTTAATCAAAAACAACTCCAAGAAAGTATCTCCAAAATTTCATCAGCAACTACTCTTTCATTAAAAGCAAATCCTAAAGCATTGGCAGAAGCTGTAGTAAATGCTAAAGCTTTAGGAGTTGAGATGGATCAAGTAGAAAAAATAGCTAATTCATTATTACAATTTGAATCCTCTATTGAAAATGAAATGGCTGCTGAATTATTAACTGGAAAACAAATAAATTTAGAAAGAGCTAGATTAGCATCTTTAAATGGAGATATAGCTACAGTTGCTGAAGAAATAGCTAAACAAGTTGGTACTGCTGCTCAATTTGGTAAAATGAATGTTCTTCAACAAGAAGCATTAGCTAAAGGAGTAGGAATGGAAAGAGAAGAATTAGCAAAAGCATTAACTGAACGAGAAGCATTGAAAAACATAGGTGTTAAAGATGCTGCTGAAGCAAAGAAAAAATTTGATTTATTAGTAAAGGAAAAAGGATATGCTACTGCTGTTAAAGAATTAGGAGATGAACAATATGCCAAACAACTCCAAAGTGCTAGTTTACAGGAAAGATTTAATCAATTAATTGAAAAAGGTAAAGAATTATTTGTTCAAATGGTTGAACCATTAATGCAATTTGTTGGTCCTTATATGGAATTATTAACTGTATATTGGGGTGAACTTTTTAAACAAGTAGAGGCAATAATGGAACCTTTTAAAGAAATTGGTAAAGAATTAGGATTAATTAAAGAAGGTAGTGGAGGGTTTATGGATATAATGAAAAAAATTATACCAATAATAACCAAACTACACCCAGCAATCATTAGTCTACAATTAGCTGTTAAAGTAATAATGTTTCCTATTTTGCAAATAGTTAAAGGATTTAATTTAATTAAAACAATAATACAAAATATAGGCCCAGCACTTAATGGAAACGAAGAAGCAATAAAAAAAATAGGTGAATCTGCTAAATCATATTTCATAGCACCTTTTAAATATCTTTTTGAAATAATTACTTTTGTTCCTAAAAAAATAATATCAGCATTTGATCCACTTAAAGGTTTAATAAGTAGCATAATTGACAGAATCGAAAATTCTATGCTTGGAAGTGTTATAAAAAAAGGAGCAGGAATTTTAGGTTCTACAAATATTTTTGGTAGTATAAAATCAGCAGTGGGTGTTCAAGATGGTATAGCTCCATCAAGTAAAGGTCCATTTACTATAACTGATAAATATGGAGCTACAGCAGTAACAGCTCAAGGTGATAATTTAGCTGTTAGCCCAAACATGTCTAAAGGTAATAATGTTTCATCTGCAGGTATGGTAGAAGAATTAAAAGCTATAAAACAATTATTATCACAAATATTATCTAAAGAAGGAACTATAAATATTGATGGAAATAAAATTGGTCAAGCTTTGAGTTTAGCATCTTATAAAACTCAATAATTACAATATTTATAATAAAAACAAAAATATGGGACTATTAGATAAATTAACAAACAATGGATCTACACTTTCTGTAGGTAATGGAGCTACACCATCTATCAATCCATTAGCAACTGCTGCTTCTAGATTACATGATAGCTATTCTATAAATGGAAGTAATGCTTCTTTGGTAAATAGTCAATATGCTTCATATAATGATGGAGCTATTAATATTTTACCCCAACCTTCACAATTAGATTTAGACGGAGCTACACCTACTCAGTATTTAGATAATCTACCTGGATAATAAATGGGTTTAATTAATCGTCAAACAGATTTAAAAAGCCTAAAATTTGGAAATGATAGATTTGGTGGTGGTTCTTCAAATCAACCATACATCCAAACCCCTATTCCTGATGGAGTAAGTGCTTTAGGAAACCAAAATACAGACTTTATTTTGAGAGGGGGAATATTATCTCCTATTCTTGCCGCGTTTGATGCTGCAAGATTAACAAAATACATGTTTGATATTAAATCTCCTGCAGGACTTTTATTCACCACAAAACAAAATCTTTTATCATTACAAAATGTAAAATCTGTAGGATTCCCAGCAAATCCAAATTTAATCCCTTCATCAATAAATGGAGGCATATATTTACCTACTAATACCATAGCTCAAGCTTTAGTTAATCCTTTAGGAATACACTTACCAAAACAAGGTTTATTACCTATTCCACCAAGTGATCAAGAAAAATATTTTTATATAACTAAAGATTTAGAATCCGCAAATCATTTATCAAACAGATTAACTTTACTATTTAAAACAAAAATAGAAAATTCAGGTTCAATATCAAATAAAACATTTGGGGTTGATAGCGCAGATGGTAGTGGTGTATTATTAAAATATTCTGGTGGACCTAATTCTGTTGGAGGATTTGGAAATACAATTATTAGAATTACAAATCCAACATTACCAAAATCAGGATCAATTGCTATATCTTTCCCAACAGGAAAATATAATGGTGCTACTGTTACAACATATCAAATACCTATTTCTTCATCAATAAAATTTATAGATGGAGAAGTACCCCAATATACCTTACTTTCTGGAAGTTATGTTTCTAACAATTATGCTAATTCTACTACTAACTTTACAGAAAATTATAATATTGTTTACACATATAATAGAACTTTATTAGAATCTATAAATACAAACACCACAGGCTCAACAAGATTAATAAAAAATAACCCAATTACTAATCTTACTGATTTTAGACAAGTATTAATAAAAGATAATAAACTAAATACATCTACAATATTATCATTATCTCCAGATTATTCTACAAAAAATATTGAAAACCGAGTAAATTTAGGAGATCCAGGAATAAGAAATAGAGATAGATTTAATTATACTTCTGGTTCTAGTGATGGGCCTTTAGACAAAATTACTGCTTCTCCTATCTATAAAGCTTCAGGTCATAAACAAGATTATACAGGCAAAGACCCAGAAGAATTAAACGATTTGGTTTCTTTTAGAATAGCAATAATAGATAATGATAATCCTAGTCAATATCATTTTATTCATTTTAGAGCATTTATAGATAGTTTTTCAGATTCATATACTGCAGAATGGGGGGATGTAAAATATGTAGGAAGAGGAGAAAAATTTTATAATTATAATGGATTTGATAGAAGTATATCTTTAGCATTTACTGTTCCTGCTCAATCAAAGCAAGAATTAATTCCAATGTATAAAAAACTCAATTACCTAGCATCATCTCTAACCCCAGATTATAATCAAAATAATGGAGGATTTATGAGAGGTAATATTGCTAAATTAACTGTAGGTGGATATGTTTATGAACAACCTGGAATTATTAAATCATTAACATATGATATTCCTAGTGAATCTCCTTGGGAAATAGCATTAAATACTAATGGAGAAATTGATAAAAGTGTTAAAGAATTACCTCATATTATAAAAGTAAGTTCATTTACATTTGTTCCTATTCATAGTTTTCTTCCTAAATTTCAAGGAGATGATGTTAATGGTAGAGCTAGATTTATTTCATTAAAAAGTGGAAATGATAATTATAGTGATACAACAAATATTTTATTTTAAAAAATGGACAGATATTCTAAAATAGATATATTATCTTCACCAACTGGTAAAAAATACTATAAAGGAGTTACATACCCGGAAATACCTTTATCTGAAAATGATATATATATTATTACTTCTATTGGAGATAGATTAGATATAATATCACAACAATATTATTCTGATAGTTCTTTATACTGGATATTACTTTCATCAAACCCAACTTCAGATCAATCAAGTCTTTACCCAGAAGTAGGAACACAATTAAGGATTCCTACAAATTTAGATGAAATATTAACTAATTTTAATAAAATAAATGGTTTATGAAAAGTGGAAATATAATTGGAGAAGGATTTGATGATTATGTTGAAAAACAAATAAATATAAGGCAAAAAAAACTTAGTGAATTAGATAAAACTAATGAAAGTATTTTAGTTTTTAATTCTAGTGCTCCTTGGATTAGATTAGCATCTAGTGTTAATCTTACTGATGAAGATAGTAAAGTTAAAGAAATATTAGGGAGTAATTTTTCAAATTATAAAGGAAGTGAATTAGCTAAAAATTTTGTTTTATTTGGAGGAGTATCAACATATTCTGGAAATCATACTTCTGGAGTAGCTAGATCAAATAATAGTCTTAATTTGAATAAGTCATATGGGTTTGGAGGATTAAATAATGGATTAGTTCCTTTACCTGGTATTGAATCTGTAAATATTACTAGTTATAATAGAGGTTCTTTAAGAAAAGCAGAAATTAAACTAAGAGCATACAACACACTCCAGTTTTATATAATAGATATATTATATATGAGAGTTGGTTATACTGCTTTATTAGAATGGGGTCATTCTTTATATTTTAATAATAATGAAAATTATGAAAAAAATAATACATTTGTAACAACACCATATACTAATTTATTTTCAAAAAATTCTTTAAATCCAACCACACCCAACTTAAATAATATCCCCCAATCTAAGCCTACAGCTGCATCACAATTAGAAATAGCTATTGCCCGACAAAAAATACTTAACCCTAATAATGTAACTCAATATAGTATCATAGAAGATATAGAAAAAGAAAGAGAATTAAGAAGTGGGAATTATGATGGTTTTTTTGGAAAAATAACTAGTTTTAATTGGTCTTTAACACCAAATGGAGCATATGATATAAATATTACTATGATTTCTATTGGAGATGTTATAGAATCTTTAAAAACTAACATTTCATTAAATAATGAAATAATAAATAATGAAACCACTGATACAAAGGATACTGTAGAACCTGCTAAAAATATAGCAAGTACATTAATAGACCTAGGAAAACAAGCTATTGACAGTAATAATGGTGAATACAAATTAACAACAATACCAGAATTTAATAATATTGAAAAACAACTAATTTCTATAACACCTAAAGGCAAAGATGAAAAACCATATTATTATATAAAATTAGGAATATTATTACAAGTTATAGAACAACAATTATTAATATATAATAAACAATTTGGAGAAAAAGTACCTTATATTAAAATAGATAATGATTTTGATAGAAATATATTTTTAACAGTCCCATACCAATTCTCATCAGATTATAACATATGTTTAATACCCACTACAGTTGCAACTGACCAAAATAATGGAATATCTTTATTACAAGATAAATTAGGAAGTCAAGTAAGAATAAGTGAAAATGTATATGCTGGAAAATTAATGCACATTCACATAAATATGGATATTATTCCTAAAATTTTGGATCAACTTATTGATGAAGATGGAAAAGTACCTATACTTTCTTTTTTAGAAACATTAATGGAGGAGATTCAAAAAGCTTTAGGAAATATAAACAAATTTACAGTTACATATGATGATATTACAAATACTTTAAAAATATTAGACGATAATCCTATTCCTTATTTAAAAAATATAACAGAATTAAACTATCAAAATAAATTAACTACATTTAATATAAATGGAGTTCAATATGAAAAATTAGGAAGTTTTATTAATAGTATTGATTTAAAGGCTGAAATAAGCAATGAATTAGCAACTATAATAGCTGTAGGAGCTCAAGCTAGTGGAAATATTGTAGGAGCAAATGCTACTGCATTTTCAACCTGGAATAAAGGATTAATAGATAGAATAATTCCTGAAAAAATAACAGCTGGTGAACCAGGAAGTAATTCAAATCCTTATACTACATTTATAAATAATGTTACACTAATTAATAATATTTTATTAAGATTATATAAGGATTTTGATTGGTCATCAGATGAAGATATTAATACATTAACCCAATTATATACAGATACTTTAAATTATTATATGGGTTATTTAGCACAAAATAATCAAATATCTCCTCCTGGATTTATTCCTTTTAATTTAGGATTAAATATGAAAGGATTATCAGGAATGAAATTATATCAAACTTTTAAAGTAACTGAAAATTTATTACCCCCAACATATAATAAAAATTTAAGATTTATTATAAAGAATTTAGATCATTCTATAGATAGTAATGGGTGGATAACTAAAATTCAATCACTCACTACAGGAGCAGATCCTTCTGGTTCATCATATACACCCCCACAAATAATTATAAATTCTTCCACTCCTGCTGAAGAAAATACCGGTAAAAGCTTAGCACCTGCAACAGGTAATACTGCAGATCAATCAAATATTGGTTCTTGTGGTTCACCTTCATTACTAAATAATAATATATTTAGTCCCCATAAAAATTTAAATACTGCTCAAAATATAATAGACCAAATACAAAAAATACAACCACCCCTTGTAAAATCTAGTGGATATTGTTCTCGTTATGCTTATAATTATGCTGATAAATTTATTAACATCCCTTCAGGAGATCCAGGACCATCATTAAAACTAAGTGGAAAAGGAAATGCTAAAGACGATTCAACAAGAAATTTTTTATATAGTATTGGTTATAAGTTAGATATAGTAGCTAAAAATTATACCAAAGCTAATATAATAAAATTAATAGACAGTCAACAATATAAACTTGGAGATATTGCTGTATATCATGCTAATGATGCACCTATTGATGCATACACTAAATATGGACATATAGCAATGTATATAGGAAATGGTAGATGGCTTTCAGATTTTAAACATGGTTCATTTGTATACCGAAATAGTGGTGGTACTCACAATTGTTGGAATTTATACATATTAAGAGCACCTATTATATAATATAAAATGTATACACCTTTATCAAAGATAAAAACAAATTTATATACTAATGGAGAAGAATATATTTTAAAAAATTCTCCGTATGTTGGATTTTATTATAAGTTATATAATGGACAAGCTTTTACTGGAAAAAATCCAAATGATTCTCCAACAGAAGAATTAACCCCTATAATAACTAAATTTTCTCCTGAGAATAGTAATTTTAAAACCAATAAAATAATAACATTTGATTATATATCAGTAGTAAATGAAGATTTATTAAACAAAACTAATAGTGAACTAATTTTAAATTACAATAAATTAAAAAACATAACAGAACAAAATTATCAACCGAATAATATTCCCGTTATTTACTATCCTTCACCAACTCCTTCAGATTATCAATTAAGTGAATTTACAAGATATTTTTGTAAAAAAACCAATCAAAACATATACATAGAAATATCTTTAGATTATTATACTAAATTAACTAATCAAGACCCTACATCATTATTTACACTATATTTCCCATTTAAAATGCAATGGAAAATAAGTGGTGATAAAGAACAAGTATTTTTAACTAATAAAAACATGACTAAATATACTGAAAATCAATTTAAATTACCTGGTTTAGGAGTATATTTAAAAGATTATTTAAAATTTTATAAATAAAAAATATACGGTTTAGGACCGTTATAGCTGCGGCTATATTAAAAGCACCCCCAAATCGCTATCAGGGGTGCTTTTTTAAACTTAGGTAAATTAATAAATTCAATTAAAGCTTGATATTTTAAAAGATTTTATTTATATTAGAGTAAATAGTTATGAAAAATGTCGTTTTGGTTAATAGAAAACAAAGAACAATTAGATTATTTTCAATCTAAAAATTATAAAAAGGTATTTATTGAATTAATTCTAGGAAATAATAATTATCATCCTACATTAAATAATCTTTCTTTAATTTATATAAGACCGTTATCAGCGCATAAAGGATACATGGTGGCCATTTCGCACAGTGAGACTTTATCTTGCAATATAACGCATATAGACGCGTTATTACGCACGTATGATGAAGTGTATGTTCGCGATAAAAAAAATTATATGTATTTTTTTCAATTAAAAAGTGTTTTAGATATTAATTTTATTGAAAAAACACCAGATGAAAATTTACCATTTGTTTTTAATCATTTTTATAATTTATATTCTGATAATAAAGATATAAACAAAATAATTCCTGTAGTAAAACATTATGAAAGATGTGAAGAATTATATAAAATTGTAAAACCTATTATTGATAAACCATTACCAAACCATTTTAATTTTTACAATAAAAATTTAACAAATATTTTTTGGTTTATAGAACAAGAAGGATTAAAAATAGATAAAGATTTATTACACAATCTTAACCTACATAATTCAAATTATTCTATAGATGATAGTAAAATATATAGTAAATATAATTTATATAATATTACTGGAAGGCCTTCAAATAGTTTTAATGGATTAAATTTTCTTTCATTAAATAAAAAAACCGGCCAAAGAAAAACAATCATTCCAGATAATGATTATTTATTAGAAATAGATATAAGTGCATATCATCCTACATTAGCAAGTCAATTAATAGAATATAATTTTTACAAAAACCCATATGAATTACTATCAGAAGAATTGAATATGGGTGTTGGGGAAGCTAAATTAAAAATGTTTGAAGTTATATATGGTGGAAATTTTAAAGGATTAGAAAATATAGAATTTTTTTCAAAATTAAAAAAATTTATTGAAAGTTTATGGGAAGAATTTAATAAAGTAGGATATGTAGAAGAATCTATAAGCGGGTTTAGATTTTACAAAAAAGATTTTAATAAAGAAATGAATAAATATAAATTATTCAATTACTTATTACAATGTAAAGAAACAGCACAAAATGTTGTTATATTAAAGAAAATAATTACATTATTGAAAGATAAGGAAAGTAAAATAATATTATACACTTATGATTCGTTTTGTTTAGACATGAAAAAAGAAGAAAATAATATTATTAATGATATATTAGATATATTTAAAAATTTTAAATTAAATACAAAAATAAAAGAAGGGGTAAATTATGATTTTTGAACAGTATAAGGATATTTATAATTGTTATGATTATGATTCTAGTATAGATAACATGCAAAATAAATTACTGTGTACTTTTACTACTAATGAAGATATAGAAGATCTTATAAGTCATCTTTCATCTACATATAGTATTATGTATAATAAAATTTTTGTATTAAAAATACTTAATGAAGACGAAATAGTATGTACATATAATATAGATCAGGGAAATGTAGATAGTATCCCTTCAAATACTATATTAGTACATCGTAAAAAAGAAACAAATTCTCTATACACCATAAACGCACTAAATGAATTAATAAAATCATTAAATGGTGGTCAACTCAACAACAATTTTAAAATAAATTGGGATAATTACAGAAATACTATCCTATTAACTAGGCAATCTGAATTAAAACAATTGAAAACCAAAATTTACAAAATTGTTGAAGTTTAATTTGGTTTATTAAAAAGGTTTTATTATTTTGTTATAAATTAAAAAAAATAGATTATGGATTTAAATTCAATTAAAAACAAACTCGGTTCTTTACAAAAAAGAGAAAACAAAGACAAAAAAGAAAAAATTGATTACACAAAGTATATTTGGAAACCCAAAAGTGAAGGAAAATATCAAATTAGATTTGTTCCTAATAAATTTAATAACGAATACCCATTCAAAGAAGTATTTATTCATTATGGTTATACTAAATACCCATTGTATGCTTTAACTAATTGGGGTGAAAAAGATCCAATTGTTGAATTTGCTAAAGAATTACGTAAAACTAATGATAGAGAAAATTGGTCTTTAGCTAAAAAATTAGACCCCAAAATGCGTATATTCGCCCCAGTAATTATTAGAGGTGAAGAAGATAAAGGTGTACGTTGGTGGGAATTTGGTAAAGAAATTTATATGCAGCTGTTAGGAATTGCTGAAGATGAAGATTATGGTGATTACACTGATATAAATGAAGGACGTGATTTCACAGTTGAAGCCGTGTTAGGTGATGTTGGAGGAAGAAAAAATAGTATTAAATGTAATTTAAGAATTAAACCAAAAACATCACAGTTGAGTTCTAATGCTAAGGAAGTTGAAAAATGGTTAGAAGAACAAACTGATATTTTAGATATTCAAATAAAACATGATTTTAATAAAATAAAAGAAATTCTCCATAATTTCCTATCTCCTGAAGAAGAAGCTGAAGAAGTTGAAGAAGTTGAAGAGACTGAAGATACCGAAGAAACTGAAGAGACTAATAAAAATGGTACTGATTTACCATGGGAAAACAATTCTAAAAAATCTTCTAAAGCTGACAATTATACATTAAATACTTCAAAATCTAAAAAACAAAAGTTTGATGAGCTTTTTGAAGATGATGAAAAATAATTAAAATTATAGAAAATGACAAAACAAAATTCAATAACGGCTGCTGTATCACAGCAGTTGAAAGCTAAATTTGACCTTGAAAAATTTAAAGAAAAAAAATCTTTAAATAATAATGTTAAATTTAAAGAACAAAAATGGATTCCATTTTCATCTGCTGTAAAGAATGCTCTTAGCATCCCCGGCATCCCCATGGGTCATATTACTATAGCAAGAGGTGGATCAGATACTGGAAAAACTACTCTTTTAATAGAGGCAGCAGTATCTGCCCAAAAAATGGGTATATTACCTGTTTTTATAATTACAGAAATGAAATGGGATTTTTCCCATGCTCAAAAAATGGGATTTAAACTTGAAGCTATTCCTAACTCAGAAAATGGTTCAGTAGATTATAGAGGATTTTTCTTATATATTGATAGATCATCCTTAAATACTATTGAAGATGTTTCAGCTTTTATAGCAGATTTATTAAATGAACAAACCAAAGGAAATTTACCATATGATTTATTATTTCTTTGGGATTCAGTAGGTTCAATTCCATGTCAAATGAGTATGGATAATGGTAGAAATAATCCTATGTGGAATGCTGGAGCAATGGCTACACAATTTGGTAACTTTATTAATCAAAAATTCCCATTATCTCGAAAAGAAAATTATCCACACATTAATACATTTTTTGTAATTAATAAAACAGGTGTACAACCAGCAGAAACTCCTATGTCCCAACCTAGAATGACTAATAAAGGAGGAAATGCAATGTATTGGGATGCTTCTATTGTTATAACTTTTGGAAATGTTACCAATAGTGGTACTTCAAAAATTAAAGCAGTTAAAAATAAGAAAAATGTAGAATTTGCTAAACGTACTAAAATTGCCATTGATAAAATCCATGCGGATTGTGGTATAGCTACTAGATCAACAGTAATAGTTACACCCCATGGTTTTATTGATGATGATGTTAAAGCTATAGATAGATATAAAAAAGATTATTCTAAAGAATGGTTTCCTGATGGAGGGGGTGGAGATATTCAAATAATTGAAGATAATTCTGAATGGGAAGAAAGTAGAAGTATTTCACCTATAATTGAAATAGATAATAATGATGATTAATGGATAAAAATTTATTTAAAATTTTAGATGGAATAAATAAAGATGAAAATAATACTCCCAAACATGAAAGAATATTACTTATAGATGGTTTAAATCTATTTTTTAGAAATTTTGCTGTTTTAAATTATATAAACCAAGATGGAGTTCATATTGGGGGATTAGGAGGATTTTTACGTTCATTAGGGTTTCTAATTAACCAAACCAAACCTACTTCAGTGTATATTGTATTTGATGGTGAAGGTTCTTCTATGAATAGAAAAACTCTACTACCAGAATATAAATCAAATAGAAATAACAATAAAGTAGTAAATTGGAAAACATTTAATGATGTTGAAGAAGAAAACAATGCTAAAATAGATCAAATTTCTAGGTTAATTTTATATCTTAGATGTCTTCCTGTTAAAATAATATCTTTACCCAAAACAGAAGCAGATGATGTTATTGCTTATTTAAGTAAAATTTTATCAAAAAATCCTAAAAATAAAACTTTTATCATATCTAATGATCAAGATTATTTTCAATTAATAACAGATAATATTACTGTATATAAACCAACAGATAAAGAATATTATACTAAAGAAATATTATATAAAAAATATAATATTTTACCTGAAAATTTTATTCTGTATAAAACATTATTAGGAGATGCTTCCGATAAAATTCAAGGGATTAAAGGATTAGGTAAAAAAGGTATATTAAAAAAATTCCCCGAACTATCAGAAAAAATATTATCTTTAGAGGATATTTTTAAGATATGTGAAAAAAAATATCAAGAACATATTGTTTATTCAAGAATAATTTTTGAAAAAAATAAAATATTGGATAACTATAGATTAATGAATCTACATAATCCATTTTTAGATGATAATGATAAAATTTTCTTAAATGAATGTGTAAATTCTCCTAATAATAGTTTGAATGTTAAAGATTTTATTGTACTTTATAATCAAGATGGATTAAACAATGTTATAAAAAATGTAAATTTTTGGATTAAAGATAATTTTTTAACTTTAAATAGTTTTTAAAATTATATAGGTTATAATTAAATTAAAGTTTTGTTTTTAAAATAATAATCACAATATGACATTACAATCACTAGACAAATACGGATTTTCATTTCAAGTAAAAGTAATTGCTTCATTACTAACTGATAAAATTTTTTTGACAAATATTAATGATTCTTTAGATATAGAATATTTTTCTAATCAAAGTCATAAATGGGTTATACAACAAATACTTCAATATTATTCTAAATATAATACATTTCCAACAATGGAAATTTTAAAAATAGAATTAAAAAAAATAGATAATGAAGTATTACAAATTGCAGTTAAAGAACAATTAAAAGAAGCATATGTTGCTTCCGAACAAGATTTAAGATATATTAAGGAAGAGTTTTTAAATTTTTGTAAAAATCAAAAATTAAAAAACGCGTTATTAGGTTCAGTAGATTTATTACGCGCAAATGATTATGATTCAATAAGAACTCTCATTAATAACGCGCTTAAAGCGGGTCAAGACCAAAATATAGGGATGGAATATGAAAAAGATATTGAATCTAGATATAGAGAAAATAGTAGAAAAGAAATACCATTTCCTTGGAAAACTCTTAATAATATAACCCAAGGAGGATATGGTAAAGGAGATTTAGTATTAATTTTTGGAAACCCAGGAGGAGGAAAATCATGGTCTTTAATTAGTATGGCTGCTGAAGCTGCTAAATCCGGAAAAAATGTAGTGTATTATACTTTAGAATTAGATGATACATATATTGGAAAAAGATTAGATGCTTATTTTACAGGTATTCCTGTAGATAAAATTGATAAACATCGAAAAGAAGTTGAACAAGCAATGGAAAATATTCCTGGTAAAATAATTGTTATGGGATATCCACCTAAAAAAGCATCTTTAATAACTGTAGAAAAACATTTAGAACAATTAAAAAATAACCATGATTTTGAAGCAGATGTTGTTTTTATAGATTATTTAGATTTATTAAAAAATAGAGGTTCTAGAAAAGAAAGAAAAGATGATATTGATGATGTTTATACTGAAGCTAAAGGTTTGGCTAAAGAATTAGAAATCCCAATCGTTTCTCCATCTCAAGCTAATCGATCCGGAACTGGAAAATCAATATTAGAAGGAGAACATATTGCTGGTAGTTTTGATAAATTAATGATTGGAGATATAGTAATATCCTTAGCAAGAACTAGAAAAGATAAATTACAAGGTACTGGAAGATGGCATATAATGAAAAATAGATATGGTCCTGATGGAATGAGTTATTTATCAAGTATAGATACTACTACTGGAAAGATAGAAATAGATGAAGAACAAATAGACATAGAAGATGAAAAAGATTTTAATGAAAATAAAAAAAGTAATTCTTATAGTAATATAAATAATGATGAAAAAGATTTTTTAAAAAGAAAATTCTTTGAATTAGAAACTAATACTTAATTTATATTTATATTCATAACTGAAAGAAAAATTAATATAAAACATATGGCAATAACTGAACCTCGTCTTTATTATAAACCTTTTGAATATGAAACAGCGTTTGAATATTATAAAAACCAACATCGTGCTCATTGGTTAGCTGATGAAGTACCTTTAGCATCTGATTTAAATGATTGGAAACTTAAACTAAATGAATCCGAAAAAAACTTAATTGGAAACATTTTAAAATCATTTGCTCAAACAGAAGTACATGTTAATGATTATTGGTCAACAAAAGTATCAATTTGGTTTCCTAAACCTGAAATTCAAGCAATGGCTCGTGTATTTGCTGATTTTGAATCGATTCATGCTGAAGCATATGCTCGTTTAAATGAAGAATTAGGTTTAGATGATTTTAGAGCGTTTTTAGAAGATGAAGTATCAAAAGCTAAAATTGATCGTTTAATTGAGGTACCTGGAGAAACATTAGAGGAAAGAGCATTATCATTAGCTATATTCTCAGCGTTTACTGAAGGTGTAAATTTATTTAGTTCATTTGCAATATTGATGAGTTTTCAATTAAGAAACTTAATGAAGGGCACAGGTCAAATTGTCGCTTGGAGTGTTCGAGATGAGTCATTGCATTCAAAAGCAGGATGCTGGCTATTTAAAACATTACTTCAGGAACAACCAGAACTAGATACCCCAGAATTAAGAAGTAAAGTTGTAGAAGCATGTGAATTATCAATTCAGTTAGAGTTTGACTTTATTGAGAAAGCATTTGAGATGGGTGATATTGATGGTTTAACTAAAGACCAATTAAAAAACTTTATTAAAGCAAGAGCAAATGAAAAACTAGTAGAACTAGGGTACAGTGGGGTATATAATGACATTGATCCATCTTTACTTAAACAAATAGAGTGGTTTGGACATTTAACTAATGGAGTTGAACATCAAGACTTCTTTGCAGGTCGAGTAACAAGTTATTCAAAATCAACAGCAGATTGGGACGATTTATAAAATAAATACCATGAAATTACTAGACATATTATTAGAAACATATAAAGAAGAATATAAATTAAATCTTAAAGAGGGTTTAATTAAAACTACTAATATTGGTAAAACATTAAATCTTTTAGAAAAAAAATATTCATCAAAATTTATATTTACTAGAAGTAAAAATTCATTTTATATTAAAACATTTAGTACAAATATTAATACTTTATTAAATGATATTATTAAAGACGCAGATACTTTAGGATGGTTTCCTTCATTTATGGAAACTGAAAAATATACAGGACAGTGGGATAAAAAATATTTTAAAGAAGGTGAAATTAAATTAAGATTTGAAGCTAAATTTGATGAAGAAATAGTTGAAAATATTCCTTCTATTTTATATCATATTACTCCTACACAAAATGTTAATAAAATTTTAAATATAGGGTTAGTACCTAAATCAAGATCAAAAGCATCATATCATCCTGATAGAGTTTATTTATCTAAAGATTTAGAAGATATAGAAGATTTAGGAGAAATGTTTTATCAAAAGACAGGAATAAAAAACTGGACAATATTAAAAATAGAGACAGATATGGTTCCTGGAGGATATTTAAAACTATATACTGATCCAAATTATAAATTAGGGTATTATACTTTAAACAATATCCCACCGCAAGCAATAGAAAAAATTAAAGAAATAAATTTATGAGCACAGTAGATACAAGTAAGTGGGTTAAAGGAAAAAACTACCCTGAATGGATGGATGACATCGCAGTAAGCATGATTTCAAAAGGTTATTTATTGCCTGATGAAGATGTTTTTGATGCGTATAAACGAGTTAGTAAAGCAGCATCCCGTAGATTAAAACGTAAAGATTTACAACCATTCTTTTACGAAGCAATAGTTAAAAATTGGTTATGCTTAGCCTCACCTATTTTATCAAATATGGGTACTGAACGTGGAATGCCCATTTCATGTTTTGGCATTAATGTTGGAGACAGCATTGAAGGTATTGCAGATGCAAATTCAGAATTAATGCGATTATCATCTCAAGGTGGAGGTGTTGGAATTGGTTTATCTCGTATTAGAGGACGAGGTAAATCTATTAAAGATAATGGAGTAAGTGAAGGTGTTGTACCTTGGGCTAAAATATATGATTCAACTATTCTAGCTACAAACCAAGGTTCAGTTCGTAGAGGTGCAGCTTCAATTAATTTATCTATTAACCACCCAGATATCGAAGAATTTTTAGGTATTCGCCGTCCAAAAGGTGATGTTAATAGACAATGTTTAAATTTACATCAATGTGTTGTTATTGATGATGAATTCATGAATAAATTAGAAAATGGAGATTCTAGAGCTAAAAAGTTGTGGGGTGAAATTTTAAAAACACGCCTTGAAACTGGTGAACCGTATATTATGTTTGAGGACAATATGAACAATGCAAATCCTGAAGCATATAAAAACAATAATTTAAAAGTTGAATTTACAAATATATGTTCAGAAATTGCACTCTATAGTGATGAACTCCACTCATTCATCTGCTGTCTATCTTCATTAAATTTAGCTCGTTGGGATGAATGGAAAGATTATAAATTTGAAAACGGAATGACTCTCCCTGAATTAACTTGCTGGTTTCTAGAAGGCGTATTACAGGAATTCATTGATAGAGCTAAAAATATGAAATTCATGGAAAACACAGTCCGCTCAGCCACTAAAGGTAGAGCAATAGGAATTGGCGTTTTAGGATGGCATACATTTTTACAACAAAAAGGAATACCATTTGTAGGCATTCAAGCAAGTGCACAAACAAGAATTATATCAGAATTTATATATAACGAAGCATTAAAAGCAAGCAGAAAACAAGCAGAACTTTATGGTGAACCAGAATGGTGTAAAGGAACAGGTTTGAGACATACCCACCACATTGCTATTGCCCCAACAGTTTCAAATGCTCATATTTCAGGAGGTGTATCACCTTCAATTGAACCTATTCCTGCAAATGTATATAATTTAAAAACTGCAAAAGGTGTTTTTATTAAATGTAATAAAATTTTAGAAGCGTTACTTGAGAAAAAAGGATACAATATTGATAGTGTTTGGGATCAAATTTTAAAAGATCAAGGATCTGTTTTAGGTTTACCTGATTATATTTTAACTAATGAAGAAAAAGAAATATTTTTAACTTTCAAAGAAATTAATCAATTAGAAATTGTAAAACAGAATGGTATTAGACAAAAATATGTTGATCAAGCTATTTCATTAAATTTATGCTTCGATCCAAATGATACTCCAAAATGGATTTCCCAAGTACATAAAGAGGCTTGGAAACAAGGTATTAAAACATTGTATTATTTACGTACTGAAAGTGTGTTGAGAGGAGACAATTTACAACGTTTAGCAGATTGTGTTGCCTGTGAAAGTTAAACAATATAAATTTTATGAAAGTTCATTATATTTGGATAGGTACTGAAGAAATACCTTTTAAATATTTAGATAATTTTAAAAAATGTACTTCTCTAAATCCAATTTTTTCATTTCAAATATGGAAAAATCACGATTGTATTAATATATTAGATGAATATGGACTATCAAATTATTGGTTAGAATTAACATTTATTTGTAAATGTAATTTATTAAAATATTTAATATTACATAAATTCGGAGGAATATATACCGATTTTGATATAACATGGAAAATATCTTTTACAAAAATATTAAATGATTTTAATTTTGGATATAATGATTTAATATTAACGGTTTTAGATAATAATCCTATCAACATAAATAATAATTTAGTAGATTTATTAGATGACCCATTTATAGTAAGTAAACCAAACATTTTAGGAGCATGTATTAATTATTGTAAAAATAGAAATAAATTAAAATACGATGGAGATTTTTTCATAAAAAATAAACAGTTAAAAATACATGATTTAGAACCTATAGGTCCTTTTGGACTAACAGAATGGATATATTTTAATAATATTAAATTTTCAAGTTTCCATCAATCTATGTTATTAGATAAAAATGGATATTTTGGAAAACATGAACAAAAAACAATTTGGAAAAGTTAAATTTATTTCATATATTTAAAATATGCACAAAATAAAAGTATTTCATGAAGCCCCATTATCATTAATGGATAAAATCCAACAACACACTGATGGTGATTATTGTCTTCCTCATTTAATAGATAAACACCCAGAATATGAATATTATTTTATTAGAGCTAAAACATTAAATAGATATATTTTAATGGATAATTCTCTTCATGAATTAGGAGTACCATATTCTGAAGATAGATTGTTTCATTGGTTAGAAGTATTACAACCTAATGAATTTTTTGTTCCTGATTATTGGCAAGATAAAAATAAATCTGTAGTTTCTGCTAAAACATGGATAAATTATGAAAAAAACTATTCTAATACTAAATTTATAGCTGTAGTACAAGCAGACAATGTAACTGAAGCAATAGAATGTTTTCAAATTTATAAAGATTTGGGATATAAAAAAATTGCTTTATCATATGGAGCAAATTGGTATAAAGATATATCTCCATTAGCTGAATTTAACAACAACCATTTAGATTTAGCAAAAATGTTGGGGAGAATTGAATTTATTAAAATATTATATTCAAAAGGATTATTAACAGATAATGATAATATTCATTTATTAGGTTGTTCTTTACCTCAAGAATTCGTACATTACCACGATAAAAAAGCTATAAAATCTATAGATACTTCTAACCCAATAATATCAGCATATGAAGGATTAAAATATAGTGATACGGGATTAAATATAAAACCAAAAACTAAAATAGATGAAATAATAGAAATTAATAAAGATAAAATTTTACCTGAATTATTAAATTATAATATTTCAATGTTTAGAAAAATAAATAAGTTATGATAAAATTAAAACTTATATATGAACAACTTTTAAAAGAGGTAGGAGATTTAGAAAATATTAAATCTTACCCTTATACTTCTAATAGTTTTTCTACGGATTTAGGTTTAAAAGCAAATGTTAGATTTCAAGAATATAATAATAGAGATATAGAAGCATTAAATCTTAATACTAAATATTATCAAGCCCCAATATTTAATGTTATTTTTGATATTGAAGGAGATGAAAACCAATTTATTAAAACAACATTAGATGAATATTTAAAAATAATTAAAACTGTAACTGAAATATGTGTTGATTTTATTAAAGAAAAAAATCCAAACGGATTAACATTTTTTGCAGCCTCTAAAAATAGAAATAATTTATTTAAAACTGATCCTCAAAAATCTAAATTTTATAAAGTTATAGTTATAAAACAATTAAGTAAAATTCAAGGATGGGGATTAATAAATTTATCATTAGATGATGAATTTGAAGGATTTATGATGTATAAAAAATAAAAATATGAAACAAAAACAAAAACACGCTGTACTCTCTTTAAGTGGAGGTATGGATTCAAGCACTTTGCTACTTCATCTGTTAGCTAATGGGTATGAAGTAACTTGTTTAAGTTTTGATTATGGACAAAAACATAAAGTTGAACTAGAACGAGCAACTGAATTAGTAAAATATTTAAATAAATGTCGTGAGGGAATAGAAGGTGAATTTCCAAATCAATTATCTTTATTTTTTAATTATTACCCTATTAAACATCAAATTATTAAATTAGATGGTTTATCTCAATTATTGAATTCATCATTAGTTGAAGGTGGTTCAGAAGTTCCTGAAGGACATTATGAAGATGAAAATATGAAAGCTACAGTTGTCCCTAACCGTAATATGATATTTAGTTCAATAGTTCAATCAGTAGCTTTATCAATAGCAACTAAAAATAATTCAAATTGTATTATAGCTTTAGGCCTGCACAGTGGAGATCACGCCGTTTATCCTGATACTACAGAAGAATTTAGGAAATCTTGCTTAGAAACATTTAGAATAGGAAATTGGGAATCTCATTTAGTAGATTATTACACTCCATATATGGATACTGATAAATTTGGTATTTTAGAAGATGGGGAACATTGTTGTAAACAATTAGGTTTAGATTTTGATGAAGTTTATAAAAGAACGAATACAAGTTACAAACCAATTAAAATAGCATCTAATGCAACTAATCATTATATAGCTTCTGATCCTCACCCAACAAATTGTCAGTATAAATGGTATTCTGATT